CGTTGTAGTGTTAACCCAAAGGTCACCAATAACACTAGTAGTTGGTGCGGACGAAGATTTCTTAACAGAGCCAGCTGCAACCCAATTGGTGTTATCCCAAATTTTTAATTGATTATTAATACCAACCCGTGTATCGTACCATAATTGGCCAGCAACTGGATTAGGCGGAGCAGAGGGTTTTGCAAAATTTTCTAGTAAATGCAAAAAGTTTTCAGCAATGACTTGCGAATAACCTGCATAGTTCTTACCAACAAACTGTACACTCTTTTCAGAGTTTAATGTTTGATCATCTACTGTGATTGGAGTTTTAGTTGTATCTGTAAAATTTACTTGATAACTCATCTTATGCTCCGGCTATGCCAGTTAAACTTTGTATTCTAACTGTGTAATCAATTTGAATTAATCTATTCAATGATTTTTGTACTGGATGAAAAATCACATGTGTTAGTAACAAACTTGATCCAGTTGAGCTATAACTTTTTAGACCCAATTCGTCAAACACTGCTGGGCTTTCTGCATCAGTAGTGTTGTCAAATGCCAACTGACCGCTGATGTTTTCGCCGTAATCTAATAAACAAGTAATAAACACATCAGTATAATTAGTGCCAGTCACGTGTCGAGTTTCAATGTAGTTCCTAACTGGATCAACGTTTGATACACTGCGGTCATCAACTACTTTACTGTATGTTTGATTATATAAACTGGCATTAGTACCAGTACTGTTTGGGGTCAAATATGTAATAATGCCTGTTGGGTCGACAGCGGTTCCGCCGTTACCAAACGCCATTTCATATATGAAGCCTTGCCCTGAGTTAGCTATACTCTGCGCCAATGCCACGCTGATATTTTCATAATGGATTGCATTACGTTTATTCACGAAAATTTCATTAGATTCTGGATTCCAGATCTTGATATGACCTTCTACGTGTATTCCTGTTAAGTCTTTACTTTGCATATTTTTCTCTCAATCAGTATATTTATTCAGTATTAATAACTGCTACTTTAAGTTGTGCTAGGATTCTTGGCTGCTAGCGGGATGCCTTCGGTTGCTTTGATAAAGTTGGCAACTTTATTGTTTGAATCAACCAAAGCAGTGCCTGGATCATACCAAACTTTGCCAATTTTCTTAATAATAATCACCTTTGTTCCAATGGTTAAATCATTCAACAGTGTAACACCTGCGGTTGTTTCGTCTACTGAAAAATCAGCAGCAAATGATACATCACCTTCCGTACTTTCCCAATGATTTTCTACATTGTACATTGAATAAGGATGCTTCTTAAGTCTTTGATTGCCTACAAAAAATTCCCAATTTGTTCGATCGTCTGTAAAACTGCTGGAACTCTTATGTGCTATTACGCATCTAAATGTAGAGCTTCCGTATAATACAATTTCACCAACTGAATAGTCAGTTAGTTCTGTCCAAGGCACTATGTTATAACCGCCAACAAATACTTCAATATCAGCTGGTACAGTGCTTACTACAGCATGAGTTACTGGATTTCTAATTGGATAACGTTTAGGAATATACTGCAAGGGAATTGTATTAGTTGTACCGTCATGAATATATGTATCAATAATATAGTCATCGTTGTAAGGAATCGTTTCACTTATTCCAATGTCAATAACCAATGCTCCCGCAACGTGTTTTGTTGGAGTTCCTGTTCCTAGTGTCCCTCTACGCAACTGTCCAAGTACATTTTCATTAATGGTAAAGAATTCAATTCTTTCTCCGCCAACATAAATGATTCCTGGTAAATTGCGTTGTTTATTTCCCACATTAAGGACTGAGCTGTCAACTACAGTAATAGTTGAGTCATAAAAGTTTAGATCTAGAGCTAATAATGTTTTCTTATTAGCAGATAATCTCTTATAGTGATCTCTATTCAACATATCCTTAAACTGCATATATCCAATTGTTTGTCTAACAACGTTCTTTGTAAATGTAATAATTGAATACACGTCATTTTCAGAAGTATTAGAAGTCAATTTAACTGCGTTCTTATTTGGCGTTAATCGATAATCAACACTATGAGTTAACAATGTTCCGTTTTTAATGACCCACACATAATCATCACTCAATACATCTCTGCCTAAATCGAGAATTCCACCAATAATTTTATTGTACGTAAAATATTCAACTGAATCTTGCGTTAAAGATATTGTAGGATTTATTTCAACTTCAGATCGCTGAATGTCTAATATGTTGTGATTGTAGTAAGAAATAATTTCAATTTCTTCTCCTAACAACGGAGTCGTTACAAACGTAATGTTAGTTTCTGATGTTATAAAATATTCAGCAGTTGTTAAAATGCTTATTACCAAAGTCGCATTATTAATGTATACTCCAGCTTTCAATACAATGGCACCAGCTAATAAATCAACAGTATAATCTAACATCAATCTCATTTTTACGCCAGCAACATATATGTCAAAATCATCAATATTAAACACTTCAGCTTGAAATTTATGTGCTGGAATTGAATATGTTAATTGATTGTTTGATAATGTATAGTATGTACAATTAGGACCAGTAAGAATACGTTGTCCAGATTTAACTATAACATTAGATTCTAATGGTAACGCTTGACCAACAGAGTTGGCTAACGTAAAGTTATTAGTAGATCCGTCTCCTATTAAAGTTTCGCTTGTTGCTAAACTATAAGAGCTATCTGAAGAACTAGAAATTAAATAATTAATAATTGCCCCAACAGCTGGCGCGGCGCCAAATTTAATGCCAATTCTATCTGTTGCTTCATATGTTGAATCTGTTCTAAACAAGATATAACTTTGGTTGAGTCCAGAAACAATTACTAAAGAAGATGCTCCTTCAACCCATGGTGATCTAGTTATAAATTCAATATCTGTACCGTTGCCTACAAAGTAATCTAAATCTAAGATGTCTTGACCGTTAAATCCAAAACTTGATACTGAAACAATTTCTCCTTGAGGTGGGATTGTTGATAGTGTTACAGACTGTGTGTCATAGTTGATTGTAAAGTCAGTTCCAAGTGCTAAGAAAGTTCCATCCACTGTTACAGTAACAGCATATTGAGTATTTGGGTACTGTCCTATATCAAAAGTATCTATCACGTTGTCGCTAACATAATTTTTAGTTGCTAATCTAGCTGAACCGCTGGCCGATCTATGAAATACCTTAACTGCAACTGCGTCAGTAATTTGACCTGGCACCACTTCTTCAGGGGCTGGACTTGAGGTGGTTGTTACAAAACCGTCGCCATCAACTAATATATCTTCTGCGGCTAAACCAGTAGCTGTAGAATATGCTAGGTTTCCTCCAATTAAGGTAGTGTCATAGTCAAGTGAAGAAGGAGTAATTGCTCCGTCACTTGTACTCTTTCGGAAGATAACTTTATCACCATCATTAATATCCAAACTTGGTGTAGATCCTAAATTGGGCAATGTAATAGTATCAGTTACACCGTCACCCACAAATGTATTCATCACTGCGCCAGCTGGAGCAATTAATCGCCCATTAGGTTGTACAGTTGATCCGTCATATATATCAAAATACGGATCATCAATTCTAGTACCGTTGACGTATATATTAATTTCTTGTCCTACTGCTGGAATGTAAGGTAACGTGTAAGTGTAAGTGCTATCTCCAACAGTTACAATAAAATCATCAAAAACAGGATCGTATCCGTCCCACACATCTGCAAACCAAGGCAAATCGTCCCAGCCTGAGCTAGATTTAAAATTCAATCCAACAATGTTAACTCCGCCGTAATCAACACCAGTCATTAACTGTGATAAATCTTTACCCAATTGTCCACTGATTGGATCGTAGTAGTATTGAATTCTATCTGCTGCGGATAGATAATTAAAATCCTTAACGTAATTAATTACAATTACTTCACCATTTGCTGGAGCAGAGTTAAATGTTAACACCCCAGAATAACTTGTATGTCCTCTAGTAGTAGTTTTTTTACTAGTCACCGAGAATGTATCTCGCAGTGCTTCTTGGCCGTTAGTATCTGTTGAGCTTGTTTTAATAACAACAGTCGTCTTGCCAGTTTTTAAATCTGGACTCCATTTCAATGGGAATTGTAATCGAGATCCAGTTCCAATAAATTCTTCAGTCACAGCTAACGATGTAATGTAATACTTGCTAGTAATTCTATCAAATTTAATTTTAATTAAAGAGCTTCGAACTAGATCATTTTTAATAAATGCAACCGCACGAGCTGGAACACCAATAGTAGATAATCCGCCGTTCAATTCAACTGTCGGGGCAGAAAAGTATCCTTCACCACTAGTTACTATTTGAATTTTAGTAACTTTGCCGTTTGAAATGTATGCTTTAGCCGTTGCTTGGGTTGTATTTGCTCCAGTTATAATAACTTCTGGATTTGTAATATATCCAGAACCACCGTCAACTAACACAATTTCTGACACATAAAATCCAGCATTATCAAGCCAATGTTTCCAAGGATAAGACAACAATTCATCGTTGTTAATAACAATTTCGTTTGTGTCACCAACTGATACTACTACTGGAACAGATTGATTACCAATGGTAACTGGTGGTAGATCAAAATCAGTGACAACAGACTGGGTATTATCAATACTAGTATAAGAACTTACATATTCTCTAATTTTAGTTCTGTATGGTTTTACTTCAGCAATATAGCTTTCAAAATCAGCTAAGTTGTCGTTGTTGTATGTAACTTTCTGTTTTAAATTTCCTACGTTGTGCATTGCTTTAACAAAACTAGTTTTAAATGCCCAATCAACATATGATTGTTCACTTAATGCATATCTAAGACTTGCAAAGAAAAGTTTTAAGTACACAGTCCTCAATTCATCAATAAGAACCTTGTCTTTAATAGCTGTTAAAATAATTCTAAGTTCAACTGAACCTGAATTATCAAAAACATCAGTATCGTATAATGGCCCATCAAATCCTAAATTGGTTGCTACAAATTGATAGAACTTATTGGATATTTGAATTGTTCCATTTTGTCTGCCAATTACTTTGTAACTCTGTGTATAGTCTACAGAAGACACATCAGCAAACTTTTCTAGTAACATCCAGCCGGCTGAGCCAACAGTTTTAACTTTAACTGTTTGTCCAATATCTGCCAATAGTGTGTATAACTGATTTGTTCCATCAACTGAGTAATCAATTTTTGTGAATAAATTATAACCAGGTGCATACCAGTCAACATAATTCCAAAATGCTAAAACATTGTAGCTTTGAGATTTAGTTCGAATCCAACTAGATGTACCAATATTAAATGCGTATATAGACCACCTTCCTAAGGCCTGTTCATCGCTAATGACCAATACTGCTAGCGATCTAATTGATAAGGTAGTGCTATTAGTGTACCCTTGGCCAGCATTGTTTATTATTACGCTGGCAATTCCGCCGTTAGCGTCTAAAACTGTTTTAAGTTTAGCATCTTTGCCAAGGCCATTAACTGTTATATAAGGTGCATTAATATATCCTGAGCCAGCTTTTGTAATAATAACATCTGTAATTCTGCCATCTTCAATTACTGGTAGTAAAGAAGGCATAGTGAAAGCCCCAGTATTAATTAATCGCAGTTCTGCATCAGTATCAACAACAGAATCATAAAGACCGCTAGGAAGAATGCGTGTTCCATCAGCTTGTGTTACATAGTCTGGATAAGCATCGTACTTTTTAAAGTCTGTTAAATCTGTTGAATCAACTATTAGTTCAGATATTAGTGCAGAATTTAAACGCTCAATATATTGCTTTAGTGCTTCAATTCTATTGATAAACATGCTTTGTCTTGGTCTAAATTGCACCCCGTATTTTAACTTAGGGGGCAAGTTGATATCTGGAACTTGCCTATTATTGAGATCGTTACCTACTAAACTGTCAATCCATTTAGTTTCAATTGCAGTAGGTATTGATGTGTTAGGATGTTCACTGATAATTTTCCAATCAGTGTGAATATTCAAATCATCTTGGTCTACTAGCCAGTACTGCGCAGCTAATACGATATCAGAACTAACCAATAAATTTTGAACGTTTACTAGGCTAAAACTATCTGTTCCAGTAAATTCAACAAATTTATAGCCTTGACTCTTTGGATCTGCTATTAATGTTGCAACGTTGAAGGCAGATATTAGTCTATCAGGAGCATTAGGTACTGTTGTTTTATTTTTAACCCAGAAATAATAAGTATTTTTAAAAGTTTTTGCAACGTTGTCATAACGTTTTTTAACACTATATGTGGTGTTTCCATACAAACTTGTTCCGCTTATACCAGATGTTAAACCTACTTCAGTATCAGCCAGTTTATCCCACTCAGCTGGAGTATATTTTGTTTCAACCCACTCGTAAACGTCAATGCTACCAGTTTCATACAGTGTATTCCAAGTAGAATTTCTATAGACAACGTTACCAGTATAGCTATCTAAAAATTTAGCTCTATCCAAGTTCCACCATAGAGTTCCAACTTGTTGTCCTAACCAAGCCATTCCGTCATCAACGTTTACTGCATCTGTTCCAACAGAATATGTTGCTGGATCATAATATGTTTTGTATTTGATTTCTTGCTCGGCAATTCCAGCAATTTTACCTTGCATTGGATCAATAATATCCAAATATGTTACAAGATTGCTAGTTTTCTTGTTGTATAAAAATAATTTTTTAATTTTTGTTACATCAACTTTATTTTTTTCTGATTGTAAAATGGTCCAGCTAAATGCTGAACGAACTTTGGAATATGTATAAACAACACCAGCATTTGAAACTTGACTATCTGTTTTTGGAGCTGATACAACTATAGTATTATCTCCAGCAGCAAGTGAATAACCGTATTTGTCATTCATTGCATTGTCAACTAATAGAGATTCGCCATAGATAAAAGCAACATCATATTCATCGTAAATGTCAATACGGCCAGCATCTTTATTAAAGTCTACGATTTGTGTTGACCCGTTATCAAATATTGTTGACCCGTTATCAATTGAGTAAACAGTTTTACTATCGCCCATTGCGCTAAAAACTGCTAATGTTTTTCCGCCGTTGATAAGTTTTACTTTTGCTCCAAACTTTTCAGATGTTTCTGGATTTCTATTTGTAATTGTTTGTCGTGCAGCATATCCCAACGAGTCAAGATCAAAAATTCTCACAACTCCTTGATCAGCTTTGGTATCATCTGAAAGGATAGACCCCACTGCCATCACACTTCCATCAGGAGTTATTGATACGCTTTCTCCAAATCGCTCTGGATCAATGGTAAATTGACTTGCTGTTATTGTTTGATCTAGTTCATATAGCGAAGTTGTATAATTGTAAATGAAGATTGATCCAGCTCCAAAGTTTGTAGTTGGAGCTGTTATAACGAGAGTTGAACCGTCTGCAGTCATGTCTATATCATAACCAAAGTTATCACCATTGGTGGTTGTTGTTTCAACTTCTCCTTCGCTAACCCAAGAACCCATGTTGCTAAAAATCATAACACGATTTTGATCAAGTCCAGGGAAAGTCTTAACTACAGCCATTCTATAACCAACACTTAATTTTGCTAGTTTAATTTTAGATCCAAACAGCTGATTTGTAGTATTTCCACTTGCTAAGTTGGTAACAAATTGATACTCGCCGTTAGTATCAACTTGATACATTAGCACACGACCTTGTCCACTAGTTGCGTCTGGGGCTCCAATTGCAAGCCAAACTCCGTCAGGTGAAAATGCTAACTCTTTTCCAAACCCTAGTAGCGGAGCATAAGCTGGTGGCATTTCAATTGTTTGTTTTTTTGTCCAGCCTGTAGTACTATTTGATTTAACGTACAAGGCAACATTATCTGCATTAGTTGAAGTTGCTAACACCGTTGCAGTAGCATCTACTGCTACCGTTCTTCCAAACTCTTCATTTATAGTTTGCGTAGAGGCTGTCAATGTTTTTCTTGAAAATACTGGATTATTTTGCCATACAGTATTTTGTCCGCCACCGTCTATACCAGACCACAACAATTCGTTTGCTTTTAATTGCAACGGTAACTGTACTGCCTCATTGATGCTGCCTATACGGTGACTGTTAAATTTATAGATTAAAATTTGAGAACTATCAGCAAACGGATCTTGCCAACCTGATATAGTTTTATCTATAGTAATCAAATCTAAATTAACACTACTAACTATATGAAATCCAGAAAGCACCCCAGCGTTGGCGATACCAATTACGTCACCCGCATTTACTGATGGGATAGATTCACATTCTAAAGTAATAACAGAATTAGCGTATTCAACAGTTCTTATAACAAAGTCAGCTTTAGTAAATCTATAAACGTTCCAACTGGTGCCTTCAAATGCTGTCCAAACATAATCACCTTCTTTTAATACATTGATATCCTCAGATACAATGTCAGTCAACGAGTCAACGTTAAGTGCAACTTGATCATATCTAACGTGGCCAGGAGTTCTTAGATACGGCTTATAATTTGTTATTGACGGCCAAGGGTTGTTGTTATATCCAGACGGTTTTAAATATAAATCATTTGGCGTCTGACGAATTACAAAATCCACTACAGAAGGATCAATGCTGTTTGTTAATTCAAATGCTTGTGGATTAGTTTTAAATAGTGACTCATCTAAAGAAATTTCAATTTCGTCAAATGCTTCTGAACCGCCGTATTGTCCAACACGTACAGCCCATTCTTCATTAAAATCAATACTTTCTTGGCCTTCAGCACTTAGTACATCAAATAATTTATTCAATGAGTTAGCAGAACCTTTTTCAGGAATCATACCTTGATAAAATTTATATTCGCTTACATCATTTTTAATAATGTTTTCTAAGTATTGTCTTTTTTGATATCCAACTAAGTGTTGAGCAACACGCTGTTGCCCGGCATCAAAATTATCAGATTCTAAATCATAAAAGTCAGTAAACTGCTCTGCCTTATAATCCCAGTTGGGAAGTAGCGCAGAAGTTGGTTTGTTTTCTAATCTAATCCAGCTGCTAGGATTAAATGTTTCAACTCCTGGAAGGAAGTTTTCTGCACTATAATAAAATTCTTTATATTTTACTATATCGCCTAGATTGTAATCAGTCCAAGAATTCCATTCTGTAATATCAGCTTGATCAAATACAAATCCAGGAATATCAAATCCGCCATACCAACCAACTGTACGATAACCAGAAACTTTAATCCTATCTTGTTTATATCCAGCTTCTAAATTGTAAATTGTATCATTAAACTGTGTTGTATTATCAATAATTAGTACATGTTCTTTTTGTACTAGATAAAAGCCCGCACCATAAATTCCTATTCCATCAATACGTGGGCTAAAAGAAAATTCGTTATCTTCTCGAGTGTGGTTTAAAAAGTTTTGATCAAATTTTGCGCCATCTGCTTTTAAGATTTCATATTCATTAAACTGATCTCTAATATCATCAATCACAGCATAAGTTAATCTCATTGATAAACCAAGTGCGGAAGGGCTCAGTGCAATAACACTAGCACCATCTTGAGATAAACTGGCTAATTTATTGTACAATTCTGTTTGAAATATTGTACTAGTTGTATGATCAATTTTAGAAGAGAAGTAATCACCGTTGTATTTTACAATAACGCCAGCTTTGTAAGTCCTATTAGGTAACCAGTCAACAAACTTATCTTCTCCAGCACTCCAGTTCTGAGTTGTCCAGAACATAAATTCTTTAACAGAAGTTTCCCATGAGGCTACAGATTTTAAATTTGTATTATAATCGTCAAAAACAAATCCTTGATCTTTTAAATATTCACCATAACCTTGTAAAAAATCAACTACTTCTTGAACTGTATCATACACAGTTCCGTAATTAACAATCGTTGGAGTTCTATCCCACAATTTTCTTAGGGATGCGTCTCGTCCACCAATGATAGGTAACTTGGCTAATTTTTGAAATTCAGTAGAACTAAAATTATCTTGAGATGTATGATTTTGTGTGGCTCTGTAATAAGCATTATTGTATCGAACAACGTTTCCAACAATATATTGTTGGCCAGGCACCCACTCAATGTAAGATTCACTAATACCGCCAACATTAATAACATTACCAGTTTGTGTCCACGGATAATAATAGAAGAACGGTGTCTTTTGATTGTACCCTTTTACCTCATATCCTTCACCCGTTGATGTTAAAATCTTAGTGACAATTACACCGCTGTATGTTAGCTTTTTAACTGGACTGGAAGTATTTAAAAAGATTGTATAGTTTTCTTGAGGAACAAATACTCCTGCATTTGCCGTTGGACTTTTACTATCTAAAATTAATTTAAACTTTTCTTTGCTGGTGAACCCACCTAATCTATGACTTAGATAGTTTGTCATAGTTGTCAAATCAACCTTATATTGTGATAATGATTTTAAATTATCACTAAGAATATAGTCAACAATATAATTTACTAAGCCGGCAGTTAACACACGTTCACTATCAGATGTAGTTGATGGTAAAGTTAAATCTGTTAATCTTAATCTTAATCCAGTGTCTTTATAAATTAACTGGCCAGTATTGTTTCGAATAATTCTACTTCTGTCTATACATAAACCCAATGTATTATTTGGTTGCATTAAAACTGATGCTAGCACAAAACTAAATGGGAAGAACGAACTTCTTCTCCATGCTGATTCAATTGGACTGTAATCTCCAAATTTGAAAGCATCTGACATTTGAGGTTTAATGTCACCTTGAACAATATTTGCTGCTATTGGGTCTAGTAATTCGCCCATTTCATCAACAGGCGGCATAATTGCCAATGTAGGTCTTGAAAACTTAATATTTCTTGTTAGCGGCTTACCAGGTTCTCTAGTAATACCATCTTTTAAGTCATTCCATAATATTAAATTATCACTTGTATATGGTGCTGGTCCATATACATCTTGCCACCAAGTTGGTTCAATGTTAAACCCTAAAGACTCCCAAGGACACAAATGAATTCGGTCAGTGTCAAATATATGTTTGTATATTCCTCTCCAGTATCCAGGCAATGCAGTCCCATCAGGAGATGTGTTCTTTGAATAATTGTATGTAAATGGATTACTATTAGTATAGCTTATTGGTTTAGTAAAATCACCGTCAACTAGCGTTGCCCACTGATAAAAACTAGGGGCTAATACTTTATTAAATTCTTGTAAGCTGTAATCTGTTCTTCTATTGTAACCTGGAATAAAATCAAATATATCAAAAATAGTTGAGTCATATGCAACTTTAATATTATTAAAAATGCGTTTTTCTATTTCTAAAATTAAGTTATCCCTATAGTCGTTGTATGCAACAACAATACTACCGTCATGCCCTTGAATAACATATTGTGGTGTTACTAAGGTTGTATCTAAATATTTTTTAGGTTCAAATTTAGGCCAGATTCCAAAAGATGTTGGCGTTGGTGGAATAAAGCAACCATCCGTACTTTCATACTCATAAATGGTAATTATATCATTGTCTACTAAATTATAAGTATCTGATATAATAACAAATCCAGTGTCATCAAAAGAGTAATCTTTTGAGTAAATCAATTGAACGCCGTTTACATAAATGTTAACTGCTTTATTTGATAATGTGTTTAACGAAAATGCTGAAGACAATGGATATGTTTTAATTCTAAAATCAACAACTTTATAATCATTTTTAGTTGCAGCGCCAGTTCCTGCCATATCACTAAAATAATATGGAAACGTTTTTGGTTTATCTTTATTAATTTCTAAAATAATTTTATCAACGATTTCTTTAGTAGGCAAGTCATCTGAAATACTTGTTGCAACACTAATAAAATTTCTTTTGAATCTACCATAATCGTCTCTGGTTTGATTCAATGCTTTAACAATATTAGAATTTTTTGATGTTAAATGATATAATCCAAAGTTAACTGGTCCACTATGCTGTACAAATTTTGTTCCAAATGTAGATAAGAATCCTTGATCTCTAAGATTATTATTACCCGGATATGTTCCATTAAACGTTGGAAGATTATCAACAATTGAATCAACGTGGTCAATAACTTCTCCTAATGTAAAAGTATTAACGTTGTTGTTTAGCGGGTTATTTTGAAAGTTTATTGGCAATTCATAATGACCGTTAGCATTTTTATCTTGTGATGAGAAGCAACGTAAAGTAATTACATCGTCAGACGTAATGTTAATAAGATTTGAATTTATTACGACTTTTTTATATCGTACTGCATCAACGATTGACCAGAAAGATTTGTCAATCCTTTTACCGTTAACATACACTCTCACTTCTAAATCACTTAGATTTCCAATGTCATCATAAACATCAATTGGGAAGTTGTTGGTAAGCCCGCTATTTTTAAATATTCTAACAATGGGCTGGGTATTCTCTAATTGATTGGTGATCCAACCGTTAACATATTCTCCAGCATCTAATCCCGTAATGATTTTAAGGAAAGCAGAATCAGTATTCTTTGTTACAACATCAACACCGTCTTTGTAGGAAAATGTATTTTGTAATAAATCAAAGGTAAAAACAATATCACCAATGTTACTAATATTCCTATAGGACAACGGAATTCCTAATACTGCATCAGTAACACCTGAACCTTCTTTATATGAAAAGATAGTGTTACCTGAAAATGTAGACCCTGGATAGGTTGTATTATTAGAAATAGATACGCCGTCACTGTCAAACAAATCAAATAATGGCTTTTGATTAACTGTTGTTTTTTGTTGTGATAATTTCCATGTGCTTCCGTTAAACCAATACATTTTTCCTTGATTTAATCTACCACTTCTAATAACAACAGATTCGCCATATAGGGCGTCTGTATCAGACTCGTCAACTAGGTGAATTTGTCTAACTGGTCCAGCACCACCCACAGGTGTAACTGTGATAAATGTCACTTTAAAAATCTTGTTGTTGACTAATGAATCAGAATCTGCTGTGAATAAGATTCTCTGCCCTTGGGCTAACGGAACGTTATCAACGTTGTATCCCAAAGATCCTTCAATTGTCGAAAATACATCTGTTGTGAATGTGTCAATTAAATCAACATCATTCTTAGATGCGTAGCCAAAGTTGAACAATTTAAGATTTGATTCAAATTCAATAATTGGTCGTGTTGCACGTCTAGTTTGATCTAGTTCAATTGGTATCCCAGCAGCTTCTGCGCTTTTAGATATAACATCTTGATGGAACCAACGATTATATCTGCTCCAAGGGTTTCCGTCAGAATTTGAACGGTTAATTGTAATGTAATCTTTCTGTCCAGCAAATGATGTTGCATCGCTGAATGGCATTGAATCAAAACCAGCATCATCAAATAAAACTTGACTCGCTGCTGAATATGCAGATACAATTTCTAATTTAGATTCTGGAACTAATTTTATTTGTTCACCTACACCTTCTACATAAAAAGACCCAGTTGTATATAATGCAGGACTTACGTTTCCACCAAAAGTCAATTTCATACCGTTGCTTAATTCGACACCAGTTGATAACGTGTACGTTTTTTTACCTATGATTTCAGATGCAACGTCAATTACAGTATTTTCATCAATGTCGTATATTTCCCAAACACCGCCGGTATCTGGCGAGTTTTCACTGACATAATATAGAACATTGGGAGCATCTACTGGAACTGTAAATGTAATTGTTCCAGATTCAACCTCAGACAAATCAACACCATCTGTATATCTATACAACTCACCTGCTTGGCGCTGAGTCTTAATACTAAAAGGTTCTCCAGGGGCAGTGATTTCAAATTTATATGTTTGACCTCTATACAAAGTTAACGTGGGATTTCTAGTCAACGCATCTGGTGTGAACAAGTATGCCCTGTTGTCTCCTTCGTCAGATAGTTGCACAGTGTACGTGCTTGTAACTTGTTGTTGTTGGCCAAGTACTTTAATAACTGCTGGGCCATATGGCATCCAATAATATTGTTGGAAGTTGACAAATTTATCCCAATTTATATGTGGATTCCAAGAATAAAATTCTTGTTTATTTAATTTTTGATGGTTTTTAGTTATGCCGCCCAATACATCAACAGTATTGACATAGTCAATATAATCTTTAAAAAATGTAATATTTCCCAGTGTATCTTTAACTACTGCCGCAGGCTCTAGTTGATAGTGCTGTCTGTCTAACGTTGGTTCTTCAATAAAAACATCATTAGTTGTAACAGCTTTGGCATTTTGTCTGCCAATAAAACCGTTTAACTTTTTTACTGTACCAGACTGTGTTAACTGATCAATGGTGGCTTGAATAAACTTCTTGTTAGATTCTGTTCTATAAAATCTTGGCAACAATTTTGCAGTGCGGCGTTTTTCGCCCTTGCCAATAGGAAGTCCGTATTCGTTTTGTTGTTCAGCCATTAATAACTCCCGCTTTTACTTGTAATAGTTTGTTGTGATGTAACATTTGAGCTAGATGCAAGATTTCCTGAAGCTGAAATGACACTCGACGTTATGCCTGAAATAATTTCAATATCGTCAGTTGTTGCTCCGTTAATAAAGAGTTGGTCACTTTCTGATTTAATTTCAAACAAGCTACCAAAACTTAAATTTGTTTGTCTAGGAACAATGACAAAATTTACTAGATACGGAGAAGTTCGATTCATGACATACGCTGATAATTCAGAGAAGTAAAAACTATCACCAAAGTCCCAATTTTCTAAAGCAAAAAATTCATTAATTGCTGTTAATACGTTGGCTTTAATTTCGTTATCACTAATTGTTTGCTCTGCATTTTTAATAATTTTAAATGCTGCTCTAACATCAGCAGATGCTTTAGATCCAAATAACACTTTATACCTCACTGGGTGATAAACAATCTCATCACTAATTGATTTAATTGTGTTTAAAGACGGGGATAACGACAGTGATAACTGGTCAGTACTGGATGGTAGTGGTTCTGTAGTTAGATTTCCTAAAACCCATTGTCTAAATTTTGTATCATATTCTCTTGTTAGGATAAACAAGTCAACGATGTTGCTCAGTCCTGGATCAATACGTGTTTCATAATCTGCACTATGCACGTACTGGAATTTTAAACCGTCTCGACCAGAAAAAACTTTATAATCCAATGACGGTGTTAACTTTCCAACTACTTTGTCTAATTTTTTAACTGTTCTAGTGTCAATAAAATAAAAATATTGACCGTTAACATACGGAGCAAATGATCCTACGGTTCCCTCAGTAGTTAAAATTAACACAAGATCAGAATCATTGCTGATATATCTATAATCTTGTTGTCCAGCTGCAATATCGTATCTTTCTAAAACTATGTATTTTGTCAGTGGCGATGTTGCTGTATCTACAATCACTTCAAACAACTCTGGGTCGTCAACAATTCCATCGTCATTGCTGTCACTAAATGATAGTTCAATTTTCTTAGTATCAACGTAGCCATCAAGACCAACAAATTCTTTGTTAATTTCCCATACTAAGTCGTATGTAAATGCTGATGTAACATCTGGTTTAGTATTGACATTCAATACTTTAATTTTGTCTTTGACGATTGAATTAGATCTACTGTCAAATATTTTATTTGAAGAATCATAATAAAATCTAATTTGTTGTTTACTTTCAAATATGTAACGTAGTCGTCTACTTTTTACTGTATAAAATTCAGTGTCAGTAGTAAACAATAGCAACCAACTTGAATCTAATTGTTGATTGGTATTATTGCCTTGTTTGCCCAAACTAAATTCATCTTTAATATTTAAATTTCCTTCAAATACAATTTTCCAAGTTTTTGAAATTGTATCATATCTTAACCCAAAAGGCTTGTTAGCATAAATTAATTCTATCATTGAGCTAATAGTGTTAGCATCAATAGTGGTGCGCCATTTAGGAATAATTTGAGAAACAATTGCAGTTTGCGGAATATTTACATTGAGAGTCACTGGTCCAGAACCATCAGATAATACACCAGTACCGTTATTGGTCCCGTCGCCAATAACGCCAACAACTTTGGCCCATAGCACAGTTGAAGAGTTAGGCACTGTAGCGTCACCATACACTATCTTATTGTTTTCAGATTTTAAAAAATAAGTTCCTGCTGGAGCTACAAACTTAACTAATGCCCCTGGTTCAAAATATTGCAAATCAGTTGCTGCAAAAACACCAGTTCGATAGGGCTCTGAATCAACTGTATCGCCAACATAGCCAGTACTTTCACTGGTGTCAGATGTTTTCTGGAACCACGAAATACTTAAACTGTCTGTAGCAATTTTACTAAAGTTTGAATAATAAAAATTACGTAAAGAAGTTTCTGAAAGAACGTCAATAATTTGATTATAAATTATTGCTTCAATGTCTGTTCTTGATGAGTAGCTAAATCTAAAACTATCATCAAACAATTCTTTGTATACAATCCCGTCATCGCCAAATAAGTTTGTACTTGAATATTTTCCAGTTGGGTCAACTAAATCAAAATATCGACTAATGCCGCTTGATGTACGATTAACCGCTTTAATTTTAACTACTTCTTGACTGACGCTAAGAGGGCTAATATTATAGTCCTCGCCAGTAATCATACGATTTTGTGTATAGTATGTTGCTGGCGCATTTTGTTTAATGCTAGCATTTGATTCAGTCGCAGAGCTATTTGTAATAGAACTTTGTAGTGCAAGTGTAATTGTTAATACTTCTGCTTGTCCTACATTTGAAATATATGGAATATCAATGCTAACGTTCCTAATATCTTTAGGATTTATTGTATATTGTAATCCGTTACTAATCCTATAATAAGTTCTAAAGGTGCCAAGGGGTAATGTTCCAAATGTTCCATCACTAAATGTTAAACTTACTCTATCATTATTGCGAGTAACTACTCCGTAAATATTACGGATATTTTTATTCAAACTGTTATAGATAACATTGTTGCCTTCAAAACTAGGAACCTTTGCCCATAGCTCGCTTTCAACACCAGTTGAACCTAACTTGTATAACCACACATCACTGTCATTTACATTAGTTGCATCAATGTCAATGATTTCATTAGTACTAGGTTGCGTGATAGTAAATGTTCCAGTGTTTAGATTACCTTGTTTGAAATGTAAGAAAAACCCAGACGTTGGACTTGCTGATCCTTTACCATCATCTCGATATAGGAAAGATAGTGTCTTTCCAGCTTGAGGGGCATCCTCAATGATTGTAGTTCCTGAATCAATAATTGTACTAACAATTTCAAAATTCATATTTCTGCCATCAACTGTTTTTGTAAATCCAAAAACTGGTACGCCAGCACTATAAGTTTGAAATCGATACTGTTCTGTTGGAATCCCGTAGACGATTGATTTATCATCTGGGGTGCCAAACTGGCTAGATGCAGGAGTTGCAGAATTTATTACTTTAATAAATTGATCATACCAGTTTGTATTTGCTGGATCATTCCACACAACAACTTGCCCAGCAAGATTTCTACCATTGCTGTCAATGACTGTTTGAGTTGTGCTTACGCTTTGGAATTTAAGGAGTCCGCTGGCGGGAATGTTTCTCTTGGCATTATAACTTAAAAGCCTTGCAAGCCTTAATACGCTTTCTCGACGTTCTGCAAGTTCTAAAAAGTTTTCTCGAGCATTTAAATCAACTCGGAAAGCTATGCTTTGCCCTAAGAAGGCAATCATATCAATTAAAGCAAGATATTCGCTTGACTCAATATAATCGTTATAATCTTCTGGGTAATTTTCGCGCAAGTAATTAATCATTACTCGGCGCAGATTCTCAAAGTCGTAACTTTGGAAGTCTGCATTTCGGAAGCTCTGGTATACCCGCTTCCAATCTTCTGCTACTAGTAATCTATTTTGTCTATCAGTTGAGGACATATCCGCTTCCTATATCAAGTATATTTAGCGGTTTTTATTTTATGGGGTTTTAATTAATAAGACCGTTTGTTTGGTCAAATTTAAACTGTAATGTTTCTGAAATATTATAAGGCATGTAAGTCAGTGTACACTCAATTTGTAAACCGCTGTCGTAGGTAGTTACAATAACGTTTTCTGCACGTACTCGTGGATCGTAATTAATAATAGTTTCCACGTTTTGAATAATGATGGCCTTTAGTTCTTCAGTTAAAGGCTCAAAAAGCAAGTCCCATATGATTGTGCCAAATTCTGGATTCATTAAACGTTCGCCCTGGCGAATATGAAAATGGTTAATAATATCTTGCTTGATTAACGCCAAGTCAAACAGTGTATAACTTTCACTGTCTGCGCTGATTGTACTAAATCCTCGATATGTTCTTGGAATAGGCGCAGAACGTTTAGGGTCTTTGCCTTGGACCGTTATTTTATCGTACAAACGTGAACTTGATGTCATATCAATATTTACCCTTCAGCACCTTGTATTTTACTAAAGGTATCAGTAACTGTAGTGTACTCTTTATATTTTGTGCCTGCAAAACCCATATCAGTTGTAGCACCTGCACCAGTTCTTCCTCCAGAATCTCTGTTAGTTTTAGCTGGTGTAACTTTAGTTGGATCTAAATTTTCATGCTGAGGGTAAGGCTCAGCAGTTGGGGCTCTTCGCATAATTGACGTCATTTCAGTCATATCCGCACCAGGTGTAGCGACGTCAGGCAAGTTATGTGTTTTTATTCTAACTGCTTTCGCTGCTGCTGGGCCATTCATATCTATACGAGAAGCAGTTTCTTTATATGCCCCAGTAACGTTTAGGTCCATTGTGCCGCCAATCGTAATTTTTCCATTGGTTCCTGCAATAACGCTATAGTTAGTGCCAGATTCAAGTTGCATTTCTACTCCAGCTTTTATATTGACATTGCGTTTAGCTTCAAAATTAATATCTCTATCAGCATAAAAATTAAAGTCTGCTTTGGTTCTAATGCTTATACTATCTGTTGCAAAAATGTCTATTTTACCGTTGCTGGTTAGTTCAATCCAAGTTGTTCCACTAGCATTTCCAATGTAAATCAAATCTTCGCTGTTGTGCATTAAAATTTGATGTCCAGTCCTTGTTCTAATGCGAACTAATTCATTGTGAGGTATTGCTGGATCACCGTCAGTCTCATCTTGTTCAAGACTTGCGTATTCTGGCGGGCCTTCGTTTGCTGGAGTCTTGCGTGTGAATTTGTCGTCGCCGTCATCCATGACAAACGTAGTGCCGCCAAGTCGGCTAACAAATGCTCCAGGAATCTCATCTTCAGATTTGCCAATGGATCCTTTGGGACCTTTCTTATCAATTGGCCCTGGAGTGCTGATACCAAACACCATACTTGGTGTTTCTCTGCGGGCACTGGAAGTTGTTATACCCCTAATATCGTCTTTTAGAAGTCCTTGATCAGATAAAACTTTTGTAAAAGGATGTTGTGCTTTTCTATTTTTAGTACTGTCATTATGCCCTGACGTAATTGCTGTTTTATTATATTCTGCAACTGGCACACGTTCTTCATCACCATCTATATTATAAGATGTTGCTGCCAAACCTGGCATCATAAAGTTCATGTTTTCATCTTGAACACACCCTATCCAAAAACCCTTACGTGGGTCGCCTTCAATAAAAAACACAACTACTGTAGATCCTGGATCAGGGGGGATCATCCACATGCCATAAGACTTTTGTGCGTTATCGTATGTTTCATCCTCACCAACAAAGTCAATGCTGGTTGAACCCATAAACGGGCTCATGTATTTTACTACTGACGTTTGACCTTCTGAACCTGGATCATTACCAACTTCATGCAGTAGTTGCACTTCTAGAGATCCCATATAAGTAGGATCAAGGTGACTAATTACTTTTGCTAAAAACGGTCCAGGGTTATTGCCTTGTGAACCTATACCAGTTCTGGTTTCTTCTGCCATTATGCGCCTTCGTTTCCGCTAACATCGTTAGCTTGATAAGATTTTGGATCGTTTGGATTAAATTTGTCAACAATTTTAGACACTAGAGTTTTTCCAGAACTGCCGTCATCTTTAACATCTTGTCCAACCATTCTATTTAAAGATAGTGTCTGTTTAAACTGTCCCTTATTGAACATATTTTCAACTTTAGTAACCATGTAAAGTCCACTAAACTGTGGAACTAGACTGCCTCCTGGAAAATCATATCTGCCAGTATGACTGTTGATGTCCACAGGATTCCTAAATCTTACATTTATATAAGTTTGTCCGTCTTGATTATTGATACCACCGTCAGCATTAATGCCTTTTAAATTAGTTGCTTGGGCCGAGTAATTTCCCATGCCGCTATCGCCAAGGAAATAAGGATCTCCTATGATTTCCATATCTAATTGGACCATGTCGGCGCCTTCTGTAATAGCATCTTGAAACTGTCTAGCTGCCATTGTTGCTGGGTCATCACCACCAGGGCCGCCCAAACCCCCTGTTCGAGTTCCAACTTTATCTTTAATTGCTGAAGTAGGCACAGTTCCTAATTCAACTTTAGATCCTGTTACTGGAGCTTCTCTGTTAGCGTCGGCTTCTGGCGGAGCATTTTTAGCTGCGGCATTACCAGTTTCCCCTGCTCTATTAACGTCAATGTTGTTTTTACCGCCGTCAGCGTTGAGTGCTGTATAAAACGCGGCATTAAATTCAATATTAAAATTAATAATATCTAAATTCTTTGCTGTATACAAGTAGTTGTATTCTTTAATTGCTTGTAATTTAAGTTTTTCAACGCCTTTGGCTGCTTCATTTGGCTGCATGAATTTACTATGGTGTACTCGGTGTGGTATCACTCTATAAACTACTAAATTAGGTTTACGGCCAGTGGTGTTTAAATCAGCATCACTATCCATAATATAGACTTGTGTTTCAATTTTCCACCAATTGATAAATCCATCATCGCTAATTTTATCAGGATCAAGAGCTTGTCTACCGTAATCGCTTGCTAATATAATTTGATTTATAATATTTGGAATATCAGTGCCTTGTGCAAATCTAGCTTCACTAGATGTTTTGCTTATACTGATATTTCCGCGTTTATAAGTTCCAGTAGCTGCATCATAAGCTTCATTATCTTTGCCAAACGCTGCATCTCCCTTTCTATATTCGTTGAATCCCATACTGGCCATACCAATGGGATTTATGTTTGAGTTTTGTACTAAATTAAATCCATCAGTTCCTCTAACAACACCTAATCTAGTCAACACATTTCCGTTTGCACCAGCTTCTTTCTTAGGATCAACTGTTGCTGTTGGTGCAGCTTGACTATCAGAATCTACGTTAGCAGAATCACTAGTTTTTAAATCACTAGGGAATAAAATTAAAATTTGATCAGGCACTGTAACGTCTTTACGCTTTACTGCTTCTTGATATCTATCGTTGATAACTTTTTGTACACTCTTTGCACCTGTCTGAATCATTTCTTGGACTGTAGAACCAGCAGCATTTACTTCTGTTTTAACTTGACTGTATGTTGTATTATGTGCTTTTTCATTCCAAGGAATTGCTTCGCACGTATACACGCTACCCTGACCACTAACACGCATTGTGATATTTCTAATTTTTAATGGAAAATATTTTGTAGTTCCTGGAATTATTACGTTTTGTCTTTGAGCATCAACGTGTCCTTTAAATTCCAAACGAAGTAAAAGAGGACATTCTAAATAATTAATATACTTGGCTTCTAAGGCAGCAATCTGTAACGATTCAAAAAAGATTCCCATGCTGTACGGTTCAATGATATTGAATGTAATTCCAGTGGCGTTGGTATTGCCAGTAGTTTTATCAAAGCCCATCATTCCGCTAATTCTAACATCTTCAATGTTGAAGTCAAACTTGCCAGTGGGATTACTAAATGATCTGTAAGTTGTAGATATTCTATCATTAGGACTGCCGCTGCCGCTTTTAAGGATGATCGGTCCCAATTTTCCTTTTCGATAGCTTTCATCTGGGAAATTCAAATCTTGCGGGCTTAGTACCGACAACGTCCAAACATAGTTGTAACTAGCAAAATTATGCAGCACGTTTGGAAAGGGAGGTTTGCCAGGAATATTAACAACAGTTTTGGCTGCGTTCAATAAAGACTCAATGTTTAAATCTGCAATCTTAGGAACTGCTTCTATTAAAGATTTTACTTGTCCAGGAATAGCATTTGTTAGAGCACCAGCAATATTCGTTGCGCCACTAGATAGGGCGTTTTTTACACCGTTAATTGCATTGCCTGCACTTTGTAACCCAGCAACAACTCCCGAGCCATCCAATGCTTTTTTTACAGTACTCGTTGCGTTGGTCGCCGCTGATTGTATATCAAACGCCATATTAGTTTCCTAAAACTTCTCTAAGACTTGAATTCTTTGGAATAAAAATTTGAGTTCCTGGAATAAAATCAAATATAGGATCTTGTAATATGTCTAAATTGCGTTGAATAAAAACCCACCATAGTGCTGATTCGCCATATAAGTCATGTGCTAATAAATCTGGCCTATATGTGTATTGCGGCTCAATCGTATAAAGAAAATCATCCGCCTCAGAACTAACTGGTCTAATTGTCAATACGTCTAATGTATTTCTTGAAATTGTTGTCCTAAACCAAGGACTTAAATTTGTATATTGTGCCATTAAATGTATCCTTTGCTTACATAAGCGCCATTAACAAAGTTACGCAAACTAAATTGTCTTACTGCTTCTTTACTATAGACTGGCTGTAGGGTAATTGTTAAGTCACTCTTAACTGGCACATGACTGTCTCTTGGAACTCCCATACCGCCAGCACCGCCACCAAGAGCATCTTTAACATTTGAAATAACATTTAAGGCAGACCCTGCCTTAGCTACTACGCTTGCGGCTGCGCTAACTGATCCTAAATTAGCACCAGCCAAAGTTGATGCTAGTGCAGATACTTCACCCAAACTACTTCCAGCTGCAACTGTTGTACTGATATACTGCACATCCTTTGGCAGTGACATGCTAAAACTTGTGACCACACAAGGAACATTTCTAAACACATGGTCACCGTAAGCACTAAAATTTAAAATTGGAGGGGGGTTACCAGCAAATGCTCCTTCGCCAGTAAACATTTTTGTCACTGAACGTAAAAAGTGAACTGCTGCAATCCAATATTTGGCTTGTACAGAATCTTCAACATTGAATTCTCCAGTTATCTGAATAGCGTTTGCTCTACTGCTTTGATAAGCCATGTACTGATAATTTTGATGCGTGACTGAAACTTCGTTATATGTTGCTGCGTGACTGATAGTGATTGTGGGAGTATACGGAAAAATTAATCCGCCGGCAGCAGTTAGTGGTTGTAAAATTGGGCTTGTATCAAAAAAGCTACCTCTAGGCATACTAAGTCTTGCTCGCCAATCATTAGTAGCATCTGTTCCACCAAATGCAGCGGCTGCGTTGACTATTGATCCAATTGCTTCGCCGCCCAATGGAAGATTTATACTTCGAATTGCACTGAGCAACTGGTTCGGATTTGATAAATTATTTAATGCCGAACCTAAATTGGCCGCTGTTCTCAACACGCCCGCGCCTGTCTGCAACACAGAATTTGCCGTCTGCGCTACACTTGAAACGCTTGATAACCCACTTGCTAAATCGAATGCCATAATTGTTCCCTCTGGCTAATATTTAGTTGACTTTTTAATGTGCGTAGTTTATAATACTATTATATAGGACCCATTTAATGACAATAATAACACCACCGAAAGTAAATTACTTAAACAACAAAGACTTACTAGAAGAAATACACAAGTCCAAAAATACATATTCAAGCTATGCAAAGCCTGAATATCACCAATACGATATTATTTTGCCTAGTTTGGACAAAATAAACATACGCACGGTTGCCGAAGCTAAAAGAAATCAAGCCAAAAGAATAGGTGATTTGGATTATCAAACTCGCAAACGTGCTGGTGAAAAAGTCAAACAAGCCGACTGCGAAGTGGACTATAAGAAGATTGCTAAAACGGATTTGATCTTTAGGATTATGACGTTTGATCATGTTCCCCTTAACGGTACTCGCAAAAAGAATCCCAAAAGCCTAGCAGATCACAGAGATAAAGTTAACTTTCCACCTTTCCAACACTGGAAATTTGATGACAAAGACGAACTAATATGTGTGGGTAAAAGTCATTGGAAGGGTGATTTAGTTAAAGGTAAATTTGACAAAGATCACGGGCAAATTACCAATACATTAGCTCGCATGTACATTAAACTATGTGAACGATATGCTACCCGCGGCAATGTACGTGGTTACACATATAATGACGAGATGCGAGCACAGGCAATATTACAGTTAACTCAAATTGGATTGCAGTTTAACGAAGCAAAAAGTAATAACCCGTTTGCTTATTTTACTGCGGCGGTGACTAATAGCTTTGTACGCATTATCAACATTGAAAAACGCAATCAAAATATTAGAGATGACATGTTGGAAATGAATGGAATGAATCCTAGTTACAGTAGAACTGGCGCTGGTGAACATGCTGCCGCACAAAAACGATTTAATGAAGGAACGCCTAGTGAGTAATTTATTTAAAAAAGTTGCCTGCTTTACAGATATTCATTTTGGATTAAAGTCAAATAGCAGTGTTCACAATAAGGATTGTGAAGATTTTGTAGACTGGTACATTGCTAAAGCAAAGGAGGAAGGTTGTGATACTGGAATTTTTATGGGTGATTGGCATCACAATCGGAATAGCCTCAACATCACTACTATGGACTATAGTTTGCGGGCCTTGGAAAAGTTGGGTGCGGCGTTCGATACATTTTACTTTTTCCCTGGTAATCATGATTTGTATTACAAAGACAAGCGGGATATTCACTCAGTTGAGTTTGGAAAATATATTCCTGGTATTACTGTTGTTCATGAACCTACTACTATCGGCGACGTTACTTTATGCCCGTGGCTCGTGGGCGAAGAATGGAAAAAGATAGGCAAAAAAGGTGGCAAGTATATATTTGGTCACTTTGAGTTGCCCAGTTTCTTTATGAACGCAATGGTACAGATGCCAGACCATGGTGAATTACAGTTGGATCAATTTGCAAATTACGAATTGGGATTCAGCGGACACTTCCATAAACGTCAAGTACGTAAAAATATGCACTATATTGGTAATGCATTTCCGCACAATTATGCAGATGCATGGGATGATGACCGTGGCATGATGATTATGGAATGGGGCAAGCAGCCGGAATATTACAACTGGCCAGGACAACCCACATTTAGGACAGTTACATTAAGTCGATTAATCGACGAAGCGAGCACATTGATCTTGCCCAAACAACATCTTCGTGTTACACTAGACATTGACATTAGCTATGAAGAAGCTAGTTTTATCAAAGAAAAATTCTTAGGCGATTATGACATTAGAGAATTAACTTTAATTGCCGAGAAAAAGGATGTAGAAATTAATACAGATATTGATATTAAAGCATTTGAGAGTGTTGACACGATTGTCAGCAATCAGCTTGTCAGTATTGAAAGCGACACTTACAGCGCCAAGACTTTATTGGCCATTTATAATAGCCTATGATCAAGATAAAAGATTTAACAGTAAAAAACTTCATGAGCGTGGGCAATCAAACCCAAGCCGTAGATTTTGGCAAGGAGCATCTTACACTAGTTTTAGGTGAAAACTTAGATCAAGGCGGTGACGACAACGGAAGTCGCAACGGTACTGGCAAAACTACCATTGTTAATGCACTGAGCTTTGCCTTATACGGAAATGCACTTACTAACATTAAAAAAGACAACTTGATTAATAAAATCAATGCTAAAAATATGTTAGTAACACTACATTTTGAAAAAGATGGTATTGAATACCGTGTTGAGCGTGGTCGTCGTCCCAATATTCTCAAGTTTTATGTTAACGGTCAAGAACAAGATACCGAAGAAAGCGATGACGCACAAGGCGACATGCGTGAAACTCAGAAAGACTTAGATGATTTGTTGGGCATGAGTCACGACATGTTCAAACATATTGTTGCGTTAAACACTTACACAGAGCCGTTCTTAAGTATGCGGGCAAATGAACAACGCATGATTATTGAGCAGCTATTGGGCATTACTATTCTCAGTGAAAAAGCTGAAGCTCTTAAAGAATTGTCAAAAATTACTAAAGATCAAATTATACAAGAAAGTGCTGAGATAGAAGCTACAAAAAAATCCAATGAAAAAATTCAGTTTAGCATTGACAGTTTAATTACTAGACAGACTGCTTGGTATGCACAACAAACTACTGATTTGGATAAAATCAGTAAGGCAATTCAAGAACTTTTAAGTGTTGATATTGAAAAAGAGTTAGAACAACATGCAAAATTAAAAGTATATGAAGAAGTTTCACAAAAAGTAAAAAGTTTAACCAAAGAAAAAGCAACATTAGAGTCTGCAATTGGTCAAGCAGAAAAAAGTGTAGCAAAGTATACAAGAGAACTAGAAAGTCTAGCAAATAAAACATGTCATGCTTGCGAACAAGCATTGCACGATCATAAGCACGAAGAACTTACTACAACTGCTACTAAAAATATAACAGAAGCTCAAAAGTATCTTGATAAAGTAACAGCAGATTGTAACAAAGTTAAAGAAGAGTTAGCTGTCATTGGCGAAATCAACGGACGACCTAATACATATTACGATTCGGTTGAGCAAGCACTTAAACATCAGAACAACCTAACTACATTAGAAGATCAGCTAGTTAAACGGGCTGACGAAATTGACCCTTACCAAGAACAAATTGACGAATTAAAAAATACTGCTATACAAGAAGTAAGTTGGGATCATGTAAACGAGCTCTCAAGTATTAGAGATCATCAAGATTTCCTGTTAAAATTGTTAACCAGCAAGGATAGCTTTATACGTAAGAAAATTATTGATCAAAATTTGGCATATTTGAATAATAGACTCACTTACTATCTTGATAAGATGGGATTGCCGCATACTGTGCTATTTCAAAATGACCTATCTGTAGAAATTACACAACTTGGTCAAGATTTAGACTTTGACAACTTATCGCGCGGTGAGCGTAATCGTTTAATCTTGTCGTTGTCGTGGGCATTCCGTGATGTATGGGAAAGTTTGTATCAACAGATCAACTTGTTGTTTATCGACGAGTTGATTGACAACGGACTAGATGCATCGGGTGTTGAAGGTGCGCTGGCAGTGCTGAAAAAGATGGCCAGAGAACGCAATAAAAACATTTATTTGATTAGCCACAAAGACGAACTAATTGGGCGAGTTAACAATGTGCTAAGAGTCATTAAAGAAAATGGATACACCAGTTATGCTAATGACTTAGAGGTAACTGAATGAGAAACATGGCGCTTATAGATGCTGTTATTGTCTTGCACGAAGTTGCAAAGTTAACCTTGGAAGAAACAGGCGATTTAGCATTGTATGACGATATCAGAAACTGTGCAGAACGCTTGCATATTAGGTCTATTCAAGATTCAAAAATCAATGATGTAACAATAGACATTATTAAAAAGGCTAAAAAGTGAAACGTGATGAAGAGTTGCATAGTCAGCTCATGACCGCTTTCAACAATTATTTTAGAGAAAACCAGAAATGGATTTCTAAAGGCACGCGGCGTAGCGGTATTGCAACTAGATACTGGCTCAGCGAAATTAGGCGAATATGCAGTTTGAGACGCATTCATATACAAGAATGGCGTCATGAACTGGATCAAATTAAAGCAGAAAAGAAACAAATCCAAAAACAACAAGGCACGCCACCAGCATCCGATACATAATGGATGCATTGGACTTATCAAGATACACAAATAGAAGAACTACCTGAAGACTGCGTAGGCTTCGTATATTTGATAACCAATACAATCTCTGGCAAAAAGTACATAGGCAAAAAACTTGCAAAATTCGCTAAAACAACTTACAAAGTTGTTAAGTTAAAGAATGGCTCCAAGAAAAAGAAGAAAATCAGAAGCAAAATTGATAGTGATTGGCGTGACTACTATGGTAGCAGCCCTAACTTATCTAAAGATATAGAACTCTTAGGCAAAGAAAATTTCAAACGTGAAATTTTATACTACTGTACATCAAAGGCGCAATGCTCTTATATCGAGGCCAGAGAACAATTCCTCAATAAAGTGTTAGAATCAGACGAGTGGTATAACGGACAGATTTCTGTGCGTGTACACGGCTCACATATATTAAAATCTTAGGCTCACAAGCGGTATTAAGCAAGCACTAGCTAAAATCCTGTGCCCATGACAAGGGGTTTAATTACGCCCGGACGGAAAACTCTAGCCGCCAAGAGTACTCAGCAACTATCCTTAACAGGACGATGATCGGATATGCCTTCCATAAACTGATTTTGCTGTTTAAAACAAATTTACAAGGCTAAATGAAGGGATAGTATTCCCTACGTTTGTGTGTATGTTAGCGTATACCACACAAACCGCCGTCATATAAAGACGTGGCTCGAGGTACAGGATGACCGCCTCTGCAATCGCCACAACGCTAAGTGAACTATGCAACTCAGATAATGTTCAAAACTTTGGCCCGCCAGGGCCAAGTGTGACTAAACAATCTAGATAATATTTAAACTGCTTCGCAGTTAATTCTATTAAATACTTTAGTTAAAGAAAAGGTGTTTATGCGTAGCAAAGCGAAGCATAAAACACTTGTGAGCGTGAGCTCACAAAGAACATACCACTGGAATAATAAATACAATACTATGAAAGTTTATCAAATTGTTTCTGAAGTTGGATTTTTATCAGCATTAAAGACTGGTTATAATGCCTTTAAGGGTGCTAGATCTGCTGTTCCTAAAGCTGCTAGTGTTGCTAAGGACACTGCTGACGACGCAACTTCATGGGTTGCTAGGGGAGTGGAAAAAGTAACTGGTAATGCGACATCGGTTGCTACCAAAGCACAGTATGCAAGGGCCGCTGAAATAGCAGCCCAGCATTACGGCAGTCAAACAATGAAATTATTTTATGCATTGGATATTGCCAAAGAAGTTATCAATTACAATTATCAAGCTGGCAAATTAGATAAGAGTGCGCCAGACTATGAAGAACAACTTCGTACACTGCGTGGTAAATTTATTACCGCGATTATTGCACCTAAAGTTACCATGTGGGCTGCAAATAAATTACTGTTAGGCAAAATTGCATCGTCTGTTCCTTGGATTATTAAACAGTTCCCTGGAAACCGTTCAGCTGAATTAGCTGCCATTGTAAAACAAGTTGGTTCAAAAGGTCTTGAAACAGCTTTACTAGTTGGGTTTAGTACAGAAGCTGGCAAAAAATGGTTAGTTGATACATTTGGTGTTATGATTACTGGAATTGGTACGATACCAGAACTAGCTCCATGGTTGGTCAATGTTGGTACAGCAGTAACACAAGTGGCAACGGGCAACGTCCCTAAAGATGTTGAAAAAACAGATTTATCTGGAGTAGACCCAACTGATCCATTTAGTATATTACAAAAAGCAGCTGATTCGTCAGGTGGAAGAGTAGACCCATTCAAAGGTACTGGCCGAGGCGGCAAGTGATTACATTAACGGCAATCCGCTGTTCTTGGTCAATTCAATATTTTCTTTGATAATTTCGTTCATAATCAAACGATCTTCTCGAGTAAGACTATATAACATTTCACTTACTGAAACCCCGCCACGCATAAACCAGCTAATTCGATAAATTTCGTCCTTTATATCATGGACATATCTATCATGACTCTTGAGAAAATCTTCTAGCTCAGAGTCCGGGATATAAATTAGCTTCTGGCGAAAAAATTTGCTTGATCCAATGTTACTTCAACGTCAGTTTCGTGACTACAAGCAGAACATGTTACATGTTGCTTGGGCATATTCCACATTTCCTTGTTTCTCTCAAGTTTTTCTTTGATTGCTTTGAAGAATTTACGGTCACTGTTTTGCAACCATTCAGCAATAGTATCACCCTCAGTGACAGTTTCACCACCAACTTGTATATTATCAATACTGATTAAAAATAATTCTACTTGCATTTCGCTAATACGTTTGTATATAGAATCGTTTACTTCTTGTGTTTTAGCTTCATCTTCAGCAGCTTCTGCCTTACTCAATTGATACAGCATTTTTTGTAATTTAAAGTTTTCCATATTAAACGTTGTAACTTCTGCATAAGATAACGGTCTAATAGTAATAGTTAAATCATCAATTTGAATCTTACCATCAAAATTAACACTACTATAGTAGTCAAGTATTCGTTGTAAGTCAACTACAAATTCATTCTCAGCTTTACAAGCTGGACAATTATGTGTTAATTCCATTTCTCCACCGTAAGTTGCAATCCTAATACCCACTAACAGTGCATCTACATCTGTACTGGGAATTACAGTAGCATCAGGAATGTAAGGACAGCAACTTTCAATAACTTTGGTAGTTGCCTCTCCGTTGAACAGGGCATCGGGAGTTTTCATTATGATCTCATCCATGCCAGTCATTCCAAAGATTGGAACATTATTATAATCTCCTAAAAGTGAACCTGGTGGATAGAACAGTCCCTTGCTGGGCAGTGCCATGTAAATTTTAGGTTGTCTAAAATACTTTTGTAAAGGGTTATTAGCTGTCATTTGATACTCCGATAAATATAATGAGTATTTATATACGCAGTTTTCTAGGAAAAAATAATGGCAGCAGAAATTGACTATGAAAAAATGGCAGCAGCTAACGCAAAGTATGCTCAAGCTAATCCATCGACTGGCAAAGATCCATTAGCATCTCTTGGCGGGCCTGCCGACAAACTAGGCAAACAACTTGGCGCTTTATATGATTGGGTTCAAGGCGGCGAAAAAGTATTTCAAAATTTAAGTAATACTGGTAATGCGTTTAACAATGACATTGTAGGAATGCGTATTGCGGCTGCAAACAGTCGCATGAGCTTTGAAGAATTTGCCGCAGTACAATCCAAGAGTGCAAAGGACTTTGCTGGATTAGGTGGCAATGTGGCCAAAGGCGGAATGGCCTTTACAGAGTTCAGTAAAACATTCTTTGATAGTGGACTTACTGAAAATCTACGCCAAATGGGTTATACTAGCAAGGACTTGAATGAAGTCCTTGCAACTCAGATTGGATTTCAAAAGTCTACAACTGATACCAGTGTAGCTGGACAAATAAGAACAAGTCAGGCAGCTGCTGAACTAGCAACTGAAATGGACTTGATTGCCAAACAAACTGGTAAGACACGTAAAGAACAAGAAGCAAGTTTAGAAAAAGCCAAAGCTGACGGTCAAATTGAAGCCAAGATGCGATTAATTGGTTTACAACAAGGCGCTGAAGCTGAGAAAATTGCTCGAGAAGGATTTGCCAAACAACTAGCACAAGCAGAAGCAATGGGCACTGGACAAGTGTTCAAAGAAATGTTTGCTACTGGCACAGTACGCAGTCAAGAAGCAGCCATGCAAATGGGCCTACTTGGTGATGCGGCACGTGGTACAGCAGAATCAGCCAAAGCATTGAGTAAAGGTAACATAGAAGCTAGTCAAGCATCTATGGAAACTGCCAAAATTGGTAATATGGCCAATCAGAAGAACGAAGCATTACTTAATATCACAGCATCTGGCGTAGGTCCAGCAGCTGAAGTAATGAAAAAGAATATCGAGTCAAACGATGCAGCATATCACGGCGCAGTAAAAACTGCCCAAGCTATGGGCACTGCAATGAGTGACGTTACAAAGGTTTTAGGCGGGCAAAAGAAAGCAATTGAAGATGAACAACAAGCTCGACATGGTGCAACAGCAGCGTTAATTAGTGCTAAAGCTAGAATAGACGACATCAGAGCAGCTGGTGCAAACGTAATTGGCAAACCACTGAATACCGGACAATTAAATCAAGCTGGCTTGGATATTTACGGTAACACGAGTCAAGGTGTTGGGGCAAGAGATACTATTGCACAAACAACTGCCCAATATAGACAAGCAGCAACTGCCGAAGGACTTGCTGGCCGTCAAGCAGCAGCAGGTACTCGAGCTGACACTGAATATAACTTTGGAGCAATTGGCGGTAATACTGCTGTGCAAGCCATTGACAAGATGGCTGGAGGAGCAGTGGGAGGATTAACCTCTATGGCTGTTTCTGCCGCCAATTTTGTAGGTGATGCTATCAAAGTTTACCAGATGAATACATCGCCCGCAGTAGAAGCTAAACCCAAATCAACAGGATCGTTGGGAACTACTGGAAGTTTAATAGAAGATTTTGGTAAAGGCACATTGGCCATGCTCCACGGAAAAGAAGGTGTAATAACTGAAGAGCAGTTAAAGAAAATTGCTTCAGGTATGCAACAACAGGGTGTAGCCGACGCTGTACAACAAATGACTAAATCAATGCCAGGCCAGAAAGGAATGCCTAACTTAGATTTGTCTGCAATGGCAAAAAATATCAAAATTGATACATCTGCAATGCCTAACCCAGCAGACATGATGGGCATGGTGAAGAATTTAATACCATCTGGAATACCAGGAATGCCTGGAATGCCTGGCAGTGGCACTGGAAAGACAACATATCCAGGTGGATTTGATCCAAATATCAATGACGGCGGTAAAGCACACAGACCAGGCGAGCGTGAATACGCACAACAATTCGCAGCCCAAGGAAATCTTCGTGCGATTGACAAGTTAAATGCTGATTTTGACAGAGCATTGGGTAAAACACCTGGAACATCAGGAGCACCAACAGCACCAAAAATGCCTGTTAGTCCAAGTGCCGCATTTGATCGAGCCGGATTTAAAATGCCATCGTTTGATCAAATATCTATTGGTGCTGATGGTATGCCAAAAATTACAGCTAAACCTCAAGCGCAAACGGTTCCAGCCGCAGTAGATAGACGGACTACCAATCAGCAAAATGAAGATGCTAAACGAGGAGTTGCAGCTGGCACACCTGAAGAAAAACCAGCAGACACAACACCACCGCCAACAACGACAGGACAAAAAGTTGCTACTCTAGACGACGTGGCTAAATTATTATCTAGCTTAAATACTACTATGAGCAAGGTAAGTGAGTCTGCGATGGAAACAAATCGATTAGTAGCTAACCAAGTTAGAGCAACCAAGGCTATGAGCGGCAACGTTCATGATAAAACATAATTATGAGTTGGAAAAAGTACTTTACTCCCGTCCCAGTTAATAGTAACTCAAGTAACATTAGTCCTTTGTCTAATGCGACAAAAGCTGGACCAGCACGTACGAATTATTCAAGTTACTTGCCAGATGTGTACACTGGTAGTCCAAATCGTGTTGAACGCTATATGCAATACGACACGATGGACATGGATCCAGAAATCAACGCTGCTTTAGATATTCTAGCAGAGTTTTGCACACAAAAGAACAAAGAAAACTCAACAAGTTTCAGTCTTGCATTTAAAAGCAAGGCAACTAGTACTGAAATCCGTGTTTTAAGAGAATACTTGCAACAATGGAGCAAGTTAAACATATTTGACACACGTTTTTTCCGTATTATTCGTAATACATTTAAGTATGGTGATGCATTCTTTGTACGTGATCCAGAAACACAAAAGTGGTTTTATGTGGATCCCAGCAAAGTTGTAAAAATTATTGTTAACGAAAGCGAAGGCAAAAAGCCTGAACAGTATGTTATCAAAGACCTAGCACCAAACTTTCAAAATTTGGTCATGACACAGATCACACCCAACAGTATGCAAACAAACAATCGCGGAACTAATTGGTCTGGCGGTGGTGCAATTGGTAAAGGTGCTACTGGTGCGTTTCCGCAACAGTTTGGCGATAGATTCAGCATTGGTGAAAATGAACTAGCAGTTGATGCTGCTCACGTGGTTCATTTAAGTTTGTCAGAAGGCTTGGACAACAATTATCCATTTGGTAACAGTTTATTAGAACAAGTATTCAAAGTATACAAACAAAAAGAATTATTAGAAGACGCTATTCTAATCTATCGTATACAACGTGCTCCAGAAAGACGTATTTTTTACATTGATGTGGGCAATATGCCAAGCCACATGGCCATGAGTTTTGTGGAACGTGTAAAGAATGAGATTCATCAACGTAGAATTCCTTCACAAACTGGCGGAGGAGCCAACGTCATTGACTCGGCATACAATCCATTGTCAATTAATGAAGATTATTTCTTCCCACAAACAGAAGGCGGACGTGGAAGTAAAGTAGATACGCTACCTGGCGGCACTAACTTAGGCGAAATTGACGACTTAAAGTATTTTACCAACAAGTTATTCCGTGCGTTACGCATTCCAAGTAGTTATTTGCCGACTGGTGCAGATGATTCACAAGCACAATACAATGACGGTCGTGTAGGTACAGCATATATTCAAGAATTACGCTTTAACAACTACTGTATGCGTTTGCAAAGTTTAATTACTGGGGTATTTGACCAAGAATTTAAACGTTATCTATACAAACGCGGTGTAAATGTTGACTCAAGTTTGTTTGAAATCAAGTTCCAACCTCCGCAGAACTTTGCAGCATACAGACAAGCAGAAGTAGATGGACAACGAATTAATACATTTAATACAATTCAAGCAGTGCCTTACATTAGTAAACGCTTTGCTATGAAACGATTCTTGGGAATTACAGATGAAGAGATGGCAGAGAATGAACGTCTTTGGAAGGAAGAAAAAGGTACTGCTAGCATTACTGGTACTGATGCAAGTGGTGAGTTGCGTAGTGTTGGGATAAGTGCTGCTGGCATTGACAGCGACTTAGAATTAGGCGACACAAGTGCTCCAGATGATATAGCACCACCAGATGGTGCTGCTCCTCCAGGCGCTGACATGGGTGCTGGAGCAACAGCGGCTGCACCTGCTGCACCGCCAGCTGCCTGATAAATAAACATATGATATTACGCGAATTATTTTATCTTGATCCTGAAACACAGCGCATCAGCAATGACTTTCGCTTTGATGCTGCACGAGATATTGAAGAGTTACAACGCAGCGACACTAGAAAAACTAGATTAACTCTTAAGCAAATTAACGAACTACGTAAAAGCAGTGAAGCACACATACTTGAACAGGAAGAAGAATTAAAATCTGTTCACGATATGTACGGCATTGCTCCAGCTCCAGCGGCATAATAAATCCTAAAAGATAAACACTTTTAGGAGACAACGTATGCGAAGTTTTGTATTAGGCAACGGCAAAAGTCGTTTGCAAATCACTTACAAAGAATTACAACCCCACGGTAAAATATATGCTTGTAATGCAGTTTACAGGGAGTTTTCACCTGACTACTTGATTGCAGTTGATCCTAAAATGATTATAGAAATTAATCAAACAGGTTATCAATTACAACATCAAGTGTGGACTAACCCGCATATAAAGTTTAAGGACTTTCAAGGATTTAATTATTTTAAACCCAGTCTAGGATGGAGTTCAGGCCCTACAGCATTACAATTAGCAACAGATCACAAAGCAAAAGAAGTGTATATATTAGGTTTTGACTTTGCTGGAGATAACGGATTGTTGAATAATGTGTACGCTGACAGTAACAACTATAGAAAAAGCACTGATCCAGCAACATATTATGGAAACTGGCAAAGACAAACAGAACACATTGTAAAAACCAACATTAATACTAAATATTTTAGAGTAACTGATCGAAACTTTTACGATCCGCAGTGGCAGTTTCCCAACTTCAAAACTATATCTTACGAGGTGTTACGTGAGAATATGGCAAGTTGGAGTAAAACAGCCTAATTTCACACCATTATAGCACTATTTTTTACATTACGTGTAAATATATCGACAGCTCACAATCTAAGGAGATTTAAACATGACTGACCGTTCAAAATTCGAGCAAATGCTTGAACTTCTAATTAATGAAGAAACAGACAAAGCCAAGGAATTATTTCATGACATCGTGGTTGAAAAATCACGTGAGATTTATGAATCATTGCTTGCAGAAGATTTTAATGAAAACGAAATGCCAGGTGCAGAAGGTGAATTAATGGCTCCGGGCGCAGAAGGCGAAATGCCAGCTGAAGAAGGCATGGGCGACGAGTTCTCAAGCGATGACGAGACCGACGACATGATGGGCGATATTGAAGGTGACGATGAAATGGACGGCGACGACGTAACATTGTCAGGCGATGAAGTAACAGATTTACAAGACCGTGTAGTAGACTTAGAAGACGCTCTTGATTCACTACGTGACGAATTTGAGTCATTGATGGGTGGAGAAGAAGACGGCGAAATGGGTCCTGAAGAGCCAGCAATGGGTGACGAAGAAGAAGAAATGTCTGAAATTTATGGCGCACCAGAATTTGAAGGCGAAGACGAAATGAGCATGTATGGCGACGATGAAAATCAAGACGAAGCTTTCATCCGTGAATACGTAGAAAAAGTAACAGCTAAAATGGGTGACAATGGTGCTTTCACTAAGTCAACAGTAGCTAACAAGAATGATATGGGCGGCACAACTGCAAATATCGCTAAAGGCGGCGACGGCGGCAAAGGCGGTACACAAGGTGGTTTACTAAACCCAGCAACAAAAGATTTAGCATCAGGTAACGTTAACGTTCCAGGTGGTAAAGCAGGTGTTAAGCACTTGAAAAATGTTCCAGCAGGTCATGGAGCAGAGAAAAAGGGAAGCAAGCCAGATAGCGAAAAGAGCTTACTAGGCAAGTAATATGAGCAAAATCAACTACCTTCGTGAAAATTTGAGCTTTGATCAAGCCCGCATGGTGATCGAGTCAGATGGAAGCGACGGGAAAAACCTTTACATGAAGGGTATCTGTATACAAGGTGGCATTAAAAATGCTAACCAACGTGTGTACCCTGTGGACGAGATTGAGCGAGCTGTCAAAACTTTGAACGATCAAATTTCTGGCGGATACTCTGTATTAGGTGAAGTTGATCACCCAGATGACTTAAAAATTAACCTGGACCGTGTGTCACACATGATTACTGAAATGTGGATGGACGGTCCAAATGGTTATGGAAAGTTCAAGATTCTACCAACCCCAATGGGTCAACTAGTTCGCACTATGCTTGAGTCCGGAGTTAAGTTGGGAGTTTCCAGTCGAGGCTCAGGTAACGTCAGCGGTGACGGAACTGGAAGAGTCAGCGATTTTGAGATTATCACCGTAGATGTGGTAGCTCAACCCAGTGCACCAGGAGCATATCCTACACCAATTTATGAACACTTGATGAATAGTCGTGGTGGTCTAAATGCCTTACGTATAGCGGAAGAGGTGAAGGGCGATCCTAAAGCACAACGTTATCTTAAAGAGAGTTTATTATCAATAATAAACAAACTCCAATAAAAGGAGAATCACATGTTGGATGCAATTAAACAATTATTTGAAAATAATGTGATTTCTGAGGATATCAAAGCTCAGATTGAAGAAGCATGGGAAGCTCGTGTAAACGAGAACCGTACTCAAATCACTCAACAGCTTAGAGAAGAGTTCAGTCAGCGTTATGAACACGACAGAGCAGTTATGGTAGAAGCTATTGACCGTATGGTCGGTGAGCAACTAGCACCTGAAATTGCCGAGTTTGTTGAAGACCGCGCTCAACTAGCAGAAGCCAAAGCCAAGTATGCAGTTAAGATGAAGAAAGATGCGGCAATAATGAAGGAATTCATTACACGTCAACTAGCATCAGAAGTATCTGAATTACATGAAGACCAAAAAGTCATGGCAAGCAAGTTTTTCAAACTAGAAGAATTTGTGGTTGAAGCTTTAGCCAATGAAATTGCAGAATTTTACAAAGATAAACAAGACCTAGCGGAAACTAAGGTACGCCTTATCCGTGAAGGTAAAGATGCACTTGCTAAGATCAAAACACAATTTGTTCAACGTGCAGCAACAATGGTGGAAGGTGTTGTTGAGTCCAGCTTAAAAACTGAACTTACACAATTACGTGAAGACATTGACGCAGCTCGTAAAGCAGACTTTGGTCGTAAGATTTTCGAAGCTTTCAGCAACGAATTTCAAACAAGTTACATCAATGAGAAGTCAGAAGCAGCTCAATTGCTCAAGGTCATAGACAAGAAGGATTCACAAATTGCTGAAGCGCAAACCATTGCAGTTACAGCACAGAGAATCATTGAAAGCAAAGAAGCAACTATCCGTGCATTAAATGAAAGCATGGAAAGAAAAGCAGTCATGAGTGAATTATTGGCACCGTTAGCGGCTGACCAAAAAGAAATCATGAGCGAACTATTAGAAAGTGTTCAAACTGTAAAGTTACACGATAGTTTTAATAAGTATTTGCCAGCGGTAATCGAGGGCAATGCTCCGCAGAAGAAACAGGCACTTACTGAGGCAAAAGAAATTACAGGAAATAAAATTTCCAACAGCAACCGTAGCAGCGAAAGCGATGGCAACATCGTCGATATTCGTCGCCTAGCTGGACTAAAAATTTAAGGAGAAATTTAAATGTCAGATGCTACTTCTGCCGGCAACGTCGCAACACTAAATCGCGTGATCCTTCCAGTGATCCGTCGCGTTATGCCAACCGTTATTGCTAACGAGTTAGTTGGTGTACAACCAATGACTGGTCCAGTTGGTCAGATCCATACACTACGTGTTCGCTACAGCGATACACTAAGTGGCACATATGGCGCTACTGCTGGTGAAGAGGCTCTAAGCCCATTCAAGATTGCAGAAGGCTATTCTGCTAACGACGGTTCACAAACTAAAGCAGCTTCAACAGCAGCTCTAGAAGGTGCAGCTGGTAAGCGTTTAAGCATTCAGATCTTGAAGCAAACTGTTGAAGCGAAGACACGTAAATTGTCAGCTCGCTGGACATTTGAAGCTGCTCAAGATGCACAAGCCCAACAAGGTATTGACATCGAAGCAGAAATCATGGCTGCTTTGGCACAAGAAATTACTGCTGAAATCGACCAAGAAGTTATCGGTAGCTTGGCTACTTTAGCTGCTTCTAACGGTAACGTTCAAGCATACAACCAAGCAACTGTATCAGGTACTGCTACATTCGTTGGTGACGAACACGCTGCTTTAGCTGTTCTAATCAACCGTGCTGCTAACATCATCGCTCAACGTACACGTCGCGGTGCTGGTAACTGGGCTGTTGTTTCACCACAAGCATTGACAATTCTACAATCTGCTACTACAAGCGCATTTGCTCGTACAACAGAAGGTACATTTGAAGCACCTACAAACACTAAGTTTGTTGGTACATTGAACGGTGCTATGAAGGTATATGTAAACAGCTACGCTGCTGATAACTCAGCTGTATTAGTTGGTTACAAAGGTTCTTCAGAGTCAGATGCAGCAGCATTCTATTGCCCATACATTCCATTGATGAGCAGTGGTGTTGTTCTTGACCCATCAACATTTGAGCCAGTCGTATCATTTATGACACGTTACGGTTATGTTGAGTTGTCAAATACTGCGTCATCTCTAGGTAACGCAGCAGACTACTTAGGTAGCGTTTCAATTACTGGTGTTTCATTCCAGTAATATTGCATTAAGTGTAATACAGAAAGGACTCTTCGGAGTCCTTTTTTGTTGACTTGTAACTCTTTAACAATCGATAAATACTTTGTCTAGAAGATTTATGCGGTACCCGCCGCGTAGGCCTAGAACGCCATTAACTCAAGGAGAAAACAAATGGGACGTCCAGTAAAAGATGATGTACTTGGTACATTGGTATTCGGCGATTACGCCACAACATCTGCAGGTATTAAAGTATCTGCACGTATTCCTGGCTTTGGAACAGCTAAAGCAGGTTACATTGAAAAACAAGTAGGCTCACGTAATTACAGAGTTACCAACGCTGATGGTACAGGCAAATGCTTGTTAGTAAGCTCAATCACAGACGAAGGTCAAGTAGTAATGCTAGGTTACACAAACCCGGGTGCTGACATTTCTGTTGCTATTAGAAAGTTAAACAAGCGTACAGCTATTGACTTCAGTGGCAATCGTTACACTTGGTATTTGGTAAACGATTCATCAGAAGATTACATTCAATTAACAGCTATCTAATATAAACATGTCTAAAGTCGTCAAAGTTCAAGGTGACTATCAAGTAGTCACACAGCTCGGTGGAAACATCGTACTAAACACGGGTCCAGGTGTTGGCTTAACAACCGTTACTGGTGATTTATTAGTACAAGGTAATACAACGACTATTACTTCAGAAACTTTGGAGATTTCAGATAGGGTTTTATATTTAAACGTAGGTGAAACACTAGCAGGCGTTGGTGGAGGAACTGATTTTTCAGGACTTACTATTGAACGTGGGTTGCTTCAAGACGCCAGCTTTGTGTTTGACGAAACTCTTTCGTTTACAACACCAACAGGTACAATTATAAATGGTGCATTTACATTTAGAAATTCTGTTGGCACACTATTAGGTTTACAAACAAATAGTTTGTTTACCGGCGGCAGCAACTTAGAAATTAACACAGGCACTGGGGTCATTTCAGTTAATTCGTCAAATAATTATTCTGCAAACGTAGCTCTAGCTGGTCCAAACGCAATCCCAAATAAAGGGTATGTGCAAACATATGTATTGGATTTGATTGCTGAAGCTCCTATTGCAGGTTTTAGAAAATATAATGGACTAACACCGTTGGATACTTCAGGAATAGCATTTGATACTGGTGCTGGAGATCCTGAAAGCAAGATAGTATTCACTATTGACGGAACCGTTGAAGCTACAGTTAATACTTCTGGTCTTTTAGTAAATAAAATTCAATTAGGTGGATCAAGTGGTTACGAAATCAATACTACAACAGGTTTTCCGCTAACTATTAAATCAAATACAAATTTGGTGGACATTGACTCAGTTTTAAGTTTATCAGATCAGTCTTCAGCACCAAGTAGTGATGCTGGCAAAAACAAAGTATACAGTAGAGCAACACAAGGTCCTGGAGCAACAGGATTATTTTTCTCAAACACAACAACTGCTGATGAGTTGGTAAGCAGACGTAGATCGTTAGTGTTTAGTATGATATTTTAAGGAATAGACATGGCAATCCAAAGCGCATTAGTAACAACATCATCGGCAGCAATTTATGGTCCAGTAGCATCTGGACAAGAACATGCTATTACTACTCTATTCTTTTGCAACTATAGCGTGTCTGACGTAGTTTTACAGTCAGTTAATCTTGTAAAATCAACAGCATCCGCTACTAATACAAATAAAATTATTCATAATTTAACAATCCCAGCAGGTGAAACATTCACGTTTGATGCAGAAAAAATTGTATTAGAGGCAGGAGATAAAGTAGAAGCTATTGCAGATACAAATACACGATTAAGCGTTACAGTTTCATCATTGAGGGTAGCGTAATATGAGATTTCTAAAAAAATCTCAACTTAGTCCGTATAATGTCAAGGACAACGGTGTTGCTATTGACCATAACAGACAAATTATTATGGAGTCAACAAATAGCTTGTTGATACCAAGTGGTCCTAACGGCTCACGTCCCGCAACTCCAATTGAAGGACACATACGTTACAATGAAACTGCGGGTGAATTAGAAGCACGTCAAGGTGGTGCATGGAGACAATTTAGATATAAAGAGTCAGGCGGCATCACACAACAAACATTGGGTACAGGTGACTATGTTGAGACAACATTTGGGCCATTGAGTCCAGCTCCACCCACAACCGCAGCAAGCGGAACAACTTGGACTGGAGCAAACTTATTGGTCATTGTTGAAAATGTGATTCAGTTGTTTAACACAAACTACACCATTGTTCAAAACCCAGCCAATGTAACAGCGTCCGTTATTTCTTTCAATAGTGCGTCAAAATTTATTATTAGCAGTAGTACTGCGGTAGTAAATTTTATTGACAAGGGATTTAGAATTGATCAAAAGATTGTTGTGACTGGATCTGCAAACAACAATGCTACATTTACTATTACCAACGTGCTAGAAGATATATTAACAGTTGCAGAAACTGTTAATAGCGAAGCAGCCGGAGCAGCAGTTTCTATTGTTGGTCTAGCAAGTGATGATTTGACACCATACACAACAGGTTATTATTGTGTGTTTGGTGAAGCAGTTCCAAGTTTAAAACCAGTCACCGTATTACACGGTTTTGACCAGTAAGGAGTAAAATATGCCAGTATCAGGCGGCGGCGGACCTCCAAGCGGACCATTATATAATCCAGCTCCAGTAAGCTACACTGGTAATGGTAGTCTTGGTCGTATCAGTGGAAAGCTTCTAAGCGCCAACTTGATCCGTGATGGTGTTGACCTCACTTTTAGAAACGGTCCAACAGATCCTGATTTAGTTTACTTTGACGTAACTGGCAACAAGCTGGGATTTAACACTGACAATCCTCTTTACGATTTAGATGTTAATGGTCTTTTAGATACTAACATACTAAGCATTACAACAACTGCCACAATTGGCAATGTTAAAATCAATGCAGATGGATCTTTTAGCACAGTTACTGGTGCATTGAATATTAGTCCACTAGGGACTACACCTACAATTTCACATGATAGACTTACAACAAGTTTATTACAAATCAACGATAACTTTATTAGTGCAAATGTTACTGATGGTAACGTAATATTTGACCCCAACGGCAGCGGCGCAATCAATTTACAAAGCAATGTGGTTAATACTGGTGGAATTGATGTTACTGGAAATATCAACATCCAAGGGAATTTATCCTATGGTGGTAGCTTAATACTGGGTGATGCCGCAGGAGACGCACTAGACTTTAATGGCGAATTTGACAAAGCTCTTTTGCCAGGAGTTGACAATTATTATAACTTGGGCGCACCAGGCAAGGCATGGGCATTGTTGCGAGTAGCCAACGCTGAAATTGGAAGTTTAAGTCAAAATTCTATCCTTGTAGACAATAAATTATACATTGCCAACAGTGCAAATGACATCGCTGCCACGCAAGGTAATGATCCAATTTATATCAACCCAGATACAAGAGTTATCTATTTAGAAGATTTTAAAATAGAAAATAATATAATCACAAATCAACTTAATACCCCAGTAACCTTTACTTCTACTGGTACAGGATACCTTCAATTTACTGACACAAATGCATTTATTATTCCAGTTGGAGACAATTCTCAACGCGGTTTTACTGAAGTTGGCGAGACACGATGGAATACTGAAGTAGGATATATGGAATGCTTTGATGGCTCAGTATACTATGTTGCTACGGGCCCTGGAGAATTTTTAACTCCAGAAGACATGCAAGAACTTGGTAACGTTTACAGCATTATCCTGGGCTAATTTAACCAATCCGATAAATACTTTTACTGTAAAGACAGACCATGTTTTTGCGATATTCAACTGTGGTAAACCCGCAATGTAAGGTGGTTAACCGTGAAACACGGGGTTAAGGAGAGCTATGGCTATTGGTCGCATTTCAGGTCCGCTCTTAAAGTCAAACTTGATCCGTGACGGGGTCAACTTAGCCTTTGAGACCGACTTATTATTTCTTGATGTTAATAACTCTCGTATAGGGGTGAACACTGCCAGTCCGACGACAGATTTGGATGTTAACGGTACAACCCGCACTACTAACTTAACCATAAATGATCAACTAGATGTAGGCAATTTGCACATTACTGACAATACAATAAGCAGTGATTTGTCAACAATTACATTTAGTCCAGCAGCAACAAACCCAACAATATACCATGCTAAATTGCAAGTGGATGACTTGCAATTTACTACCAACACGATTTCTACAACAGTAACTGATAGAAATTTAGATATCAGTGCAAACGGATCTGGAGTAATTAACCTAGTAGCAAACACTAATGTTACTGGAAATTTAGATGTTACAGGAGATGTAACAGCTACTGGAAATATTGTAGTTGGCGGAAATATCACAATTGGTGATTCAACTACAGATACTATCACAGTTAATGCTAGCATTACCAGCGACCTAGTACCAACAACCACCAACACCTACGACATTGGTTCTCCTGATTTACAGTGGAATAACTTGTATGTTAGTAATGTGTTTGCAGATACTGCAAACTTAGTTTCACTATCTATTGGACAGTTAATTTTTAATGGTAATGAAATCAATACTACTACAGGACAAGATTTATATCTAAGAGGTGCTGGAACTGGTGGTGTAATATTAGATAATATCAAAATTCTTGGTAATACAATTACTAATATTGCCAATAACGCAATTACAGAAATTGCACAATCAGGAACTGGCTACTTTAAAATTGTAGGTACAAACGGTTTTGTACCCCCAAGAGGAACTGAATTGCAACGTCCTTCCCCATCCAATTCTGTGCTGGGCATGACACGATACAATATTGTATCAAAAGCATTAGAAGTATTTGACGGTGTAGGTTGGTCTAGTCCATCAGGTTCTGCTGGTGCAGTTTCAGCTCAAGTTGCTGAAGATACAGCAATCTCTTTTGCAATATCATTAGGATAATAAGAACATGGCAACGACATTTAAAAACGTAGTAGTAAAAGGTGTTGGGACTAATTTAGCAACGCTAGTACAAACAACCAACTTAACAAGATGCACAGTTATTGGTTTAAGTTTAACTAATATCACTGGAAGTAATACCATTGTAGATGTACTAGTTGAAGATGACACAAGCACACAAGGCTATTATGTGAAGGGCGTTATTATCCCTCCAGGTAGTAGTTTAAGAGTTGTAAACCAAGGCGAAAAACTTATTATGGCCACAGAAAATCAGTTGCTAGTTCGTGCAACTCAGCCCAATAGTATTGATGCTATTGTAAGTTTCGTTGAAATTTATTAAGGTACTAGATTATGACATATTTTTTAGGTAATAGTGCAGCAGACCTACTACAAGGTAAACCAAGATACTTTTACGGACTACGTAGAAGTGATGCTGGCGATGTTTATATTGATCGCATCGATCAATTAAATGGAGAAGCAGTTGTAATTAATAACCCAGGTGACTCGAACGAAAGTTACGAAAAGTTTGCAGTGGGTTTGGATTTTTTAAATGGACGTGCAGTTAATCACGAATTAGTGTATGCAAATCTCAAATACGAACAGTATCGCTGGGATGATAGACTTTTAAGTTATTACATTGACGAAGATGGTAATTTAGCAGTGCTGGTAGGCGAGGATCGCATATACCCAGCTGATGTATAAAGATAAATAAAAAATAGTAGAGGAAATTCAAAAATGGCTGAATTTAAAATTGGTAGATTAAGATTTGTATGGCGCGGTGTCTGGACAATTGGTTACGACTATGTCAAAGACGACGTTGTACGTGTAGGCGGTAGTTCGTATGTTTGCGTTACTGGGCATCAATCCAGCGGCGCTTTCAGCACTGACGCCGCAAATTGGGAAAGAATGCAAGAAGGTATTCTTTACAGAGCAGCATGGGCTCCAGCAACAATTTATGAAAACAACGACATTGTTGTATACGGTGGTATTGCGTATATTGTTACAACAGCGCATACTAGTATATCAACATTTGAACCAGCTAAGTTTTCAGTAATAGTACAAGGTTTTGATTATAAAGGTGTTTGGAGCGGCAGTAGCGTACTTTACAAGTTAAACGACTTGGTCAAATATGGCGCAAACGTTTACTTATGTACCACTAGCCACACAAGTTCAGCATCGTTTGATGCCACCAAGTTTAGTTTATTTGTACCAGGTCTTGAGTTTGAAGACGCATGGAGTAATTCTACTACATATCAAACTGGTGATATTGTAACATATGGTGGTTACGCTTATGTGTCACAACAGAATCACAGTGGCCAAACTCCTTCTACAGCAACAGCATACTGGGAATTATTGACAACTGGGTACAGAAACCAAGGCACTTGGAACTCAGTAACTAGTTATAAAGTTGGTGATGTAATACAGTTTGGTGGAAATACTTACGAAGCAATTGTTGATAACAGCAACACAGTGGCAACCAATACTGGCTTTTGGAGACTAATTGTACAAGGTCTAAACTTTATTGGTAACTGGGCAACGGCTCAATCATATAGAATTGGTGATGTTGTTAATTACGGCAGCAGCAGCTATCGTGTTAAAGTATCACACACTTCAGGCAACACTGGTGCATTACGTCCAGACTTGGACATTGGCGGAACAAACTACGGCTTGTTATCAGAAGGCGACAGCGCCGCCGTAACACTAAACCGTGGCGATTTAATTGCTCGCGGCGCAAGTGCAAATTACAATCTTCCAGTTGGAACAGCGGGACAAGTATTACGTTCAGACGGAACAGATCCAGTATGGGCCACATTTGGTGCAAGAACAAAGGTTTATTATGTAGCACCAGGCGGTACTGATGCCGCTGGATTTGGTACAACAATTGATCGTCCTTGGGCAACTATTGCATATGCTTGTGCTAACGTAACAGGTACAGCAACTATTAGTGTTAAAACTGGCACTTATGCCGAAGCACTTCCAATTGTAGTTCCAGCTAACGTTTCATTAGTTGGTGATGAATTACGTACAGTAATTGTTACACCACAAAGTGGTGATGCAGCCAAAAACATGTTCTACATGAGAAACGGCTCTAACTTACGCAACATTACAATGAGTGGCTTGGTTAACACATTAGCAGCGGCTGGTGCAAGCGGAACACAACGCACACAAAGTTCATTTGTTAGTTTAGATCCTGGAACAGGCCCAAGCGATACTAATGTTTGGATTACTTCTAAGTCTCCATATATCCAAAACTGTTCAACATTTGGTACAGGAGTATGCGGATTAAAAATTGATGGAACGTTACACAACGGCGGTAACAAATCCATGGTAGCAAACGACTTTACGCAGATTATTGATCTTGGTATTGGCGTATGGTTAAATGGTAAGGCCAAAGCAGAACTTGTTTCAGTGTTTACATATTTCTGCTACATGGGTTATTTGACAACAAACGGCGGAACAATTCGCGGTGTTAACGGTAATAACTCATACGGTACATACGGTGCTGTTTCTGAAGACGGAGATCCAACAGAAACTCCAGCAACAGGAACTGTCAACAATCAAAACAATGAAGCACTAGTAGGCGCAGTACTAGCTGGCGGCAGTCAAGTTATTCAACTTGAAATACTAAACGGCGGTGAAGCGTATACAAGTTCATCAGTTGTTATTGCTGGCAACGGCGCTGGAGCAAATATTACAGCGCAGTATGCTAGTGGAGCAGTTTCAAGAATTGATATAAGCAATCAAGGTTTAGACCATAAGTTTGCATTAAACAATGCACAAACTGGTACAACTACAAGTATTACACTAGGTTTAACAGACCAAACTGCAACTAACGCATATAACGGCATGAGAATTACTCTTATTGACGGCACTGGTGTTGGACAAACCGGTATTATTAGCGCATTCAACGGCGGTACCAAAGTTGCAACTGTTACTACTGAAACTGGATCATCTGGTTGGGATCACTTGATCTCTGGTACTGCAATTGAAACAGTGTTAAATGAAACAACACGCTACAGAATTGAACCACGTGTACGTTTATCAGGCGGAACTGCTCCAGCAGTTGAAGCTAAATTACGTGCAGTTGTTGAAGCTGGAAGTATCACAGCTATCCACATTTTAGACGGCGGTTCAGGTTATAATGCAAGTAACTTACCAGCAATTGTTATTACAGATCCAAATGCTAGTGTACTAGCAGTTGCAACTGTTGTAGTTAAAAACGGTGCAATTACAAGATTTACATATACTAACAGAGGAACTTCATACACTACTGCCAGCGCAACAATAACTGGTGATGGTTATGCAGACATTTTACAAACTGGCGGATTCTTAAAAGTAAATGGATTAGTAGCAGCACCTAAAGCAGGTAGTAACCTTACAATTGCCGGTCAAACTACTACATTTAGAATTGTGGCATTCCAAGACCAAAGCGGCACAACACCTAATATTTCTGGTACAATTCGTATTAGTCCGTTTATTAGTACAGCGCCAGCTCAAGGGGCAGTTGTTACATTTACAGAACGTTATTCAAACGTTCGTTTAACTGGACATGACTTCTTGAACATCGGTACTGGCGGACTTACAACAACCAACTATCCAGATACCCCAAGTCAATTACCAAATCAAGCAAACGAAGTTGTTGAATATGGCGGTGGGCGTGTGTTCTATACCAGTACTGACCAAGATGGCAACTTTAGAGTTGGTGAGCTGTTCCGAGTAGAACAAGCAACTGGTATTGCTACATTGAACGCTGATGCGTTCAACTTGAGTGGTTTGAACGAATTGCAATTGGGTTCGGTGGCCTTAGGCGGCAGCGGCGTAAGCATTAGAGAATTTAGTGCAGACACACTAATGACCGCAGCAAGTGATGCAATTGTTCCAACTCAACGAGCTGTTAAAACATTCGTTGAAAATATTATTGGAGCTGGCGGATCAAACTTGGTTGCTAACTCAATTACTGTTGGTGGTATGACTTTAGACAGTAATGTAATTACTGCCACTGGTGCGTTAGATCTAATCCTAACAACTATTGATCCAACAGCTGGAATATTGTTTAACAGAATTCCAAGAACAAGTATTGCACCAACACTTGGTACACACTTAACAAACAAGACTTACACTGATTATACATACGCTCCAACAATTCAAAATCTGAATTTTACAGTAAGAACTGGTAGAATTTCTTATGATGAAGAACACGCAGACTCAGCAAATACTGTGACACACACTATTGATTCTAACACTATTAGAGATCAAGCGTATATTGGTCAAGTAAGATCCAGTTTTTCTATCAATGCTTCAGGGCATTTGATAATTACAATGTAAGAATTAAGGACTCGATATGACAACAACAGCTTTAGGAACAACAAGATTCGTTAAACAAGGTGTATACAGCATAAGTGCTGTATACTATGCAGACGATGTGGTGTTGTACAACGGTAAATGGTACCTGTGTACAGCAACTACAACTGCGGGAACACTGCCAACAGATGTGACCAAATTTACAGAATGGCAAGCAGCATTCAACTGGAGAGGCACTCACAACAACGCCGCTACAGCATACGCAGTTGGTGATATTGTAAAATACACAACTTCATTTACTACTGGTACAACAAACGCTGGTACGTTTACTAGAACCGCAACTCACGTTTACAGATGTATTTTGGCGCACACTAGTAATAGTACATCTACATTCTTACCAATTGCTGCTACATATTGGGTTGCAGTAAGTTTAAACTCTTACAATGACGGTACTGTTAGCTTAGTTAACAACAACATCACTGAATCTTGGGGTGTACAAGGCCAAAGTACAGACAAGGGCATTGCATTTGCCAACTATGGTCGTATAGGTGAAACAGAAACTCCTTACGCAAAAGGTAATAACAAATGCCAAGGAATGATGTATGATCGCAGTGGGTTTATCACACAAAACGGTCAGTGGCGTACATGGGGACTGAATACTAACAGCTGCCAACCAAACAATTTGAATGTTGGCCCACATTCTGAAACATTTAGTTTTTACTTTAATGACTGGTTCCGTTCTACAAGTAATGGCGGCGCTGGTGTACACTCTACACCAGATAATAAAATCCCTCGCATAGTTCAAGTTGAAACAGGATGGGATTGGTGGTGCATATTGTTCAACAATGGTGAAGTTTATCATGGAGGCCAAGGCACTTCTGGTGAATCAGGTGATCGAAGCAACAGTAATAGAAACGTTGCCCGAGTTGGTGGCACATACACTGAAACAGCAGTAGCATTAAACACATCTACACACTTGTTTAGAAACGTTCGTATTAAGAGAATTAGCTGCTCTGGCGGCGAACGAGGCGCAACGACACATCATTGCATGGCATTGGATGAAGACGGCCAAGTATGGACTTGGGGCTATAATGGTTATGGACAGTTAGGTGATAACTCGACAACCAACCGTAATATTCCTACACTAATTAGTAGAGCGTTCTTTGGTCTAGTAAGCCCGCAAAAAGTTACAGCTATTTGGGCTGCTGGCGGTGAGTATGGATATTGTTTTGCACTAACGGATCAAAATACATTTTTTGCTTGGGGATATAACGGCTACGGATCATTGGGTTTAGGTAATACCACTAATCGAAGTATTCCAGCTGAAGTTACCACACAGGTTTGGACAGAAGCTGGAGTAGGCACAATTAGAAAACTTGTGACTTGTGACACATACTCAAGCACTCCGTTTAGTAGCACAGCAATTTTAACCAGCAAGGGAAATATTTACGTAGCGGGTTATAATGCAAGCGGTGCATTTATGTTGAACAACACGAGCCAACAGAACTCGTTTACACAAGTAACATCTGGACCAGGATCAAGTGGAACTGCTAATGATGTGTGGTTAGTTTCAGGCCAATATCCTACAATGTATGTTACAGACATTGCAAGTAAAAAATTATGGGCAGCTGGAGCAAACAATGCTAGCCAAATGGGCACGTTGTCAACCAGCGTGACACAATATAGTACAGCACAAGAGTGTTTTAAAAATATTGGCGGCGTTGATTCGGCATTAACAGGCGTTATAAAATTAACAGCAATGGGTAGTCAAAATACTGGCGTTAACACAAACGTTATTGTAGTAACTGAAAATGGTCTAAGTTTTGCAGCTGGAAAAAATAGTCATGGTGTACTAAGTTTAGGTTGGTCAGGCACATATCACTATTCAACACTTGACGGAAATGGTAGAGAAGGTATGGGATCAAGAGCGTTCCAAATGGTTAAGATGCCACCTGCATTAATGGGTCAAGTAGCAGACGTACAATTACAGGGTTACAGTGATGGATCATCAACTACGTACACTCGAGGCACTTGGATAGATAGAAGTGGTCGTGTTTATCAGTCTGGTTATAACAGTTCACTAAGCATAACTGGTAACGTGTATGGTCACCACCACAATTTGATGCACCCGGTCATCACAAGTTAAAAGGAAAATAAAATGGCAATATTAGATCTTGGAAAAATTAAACTGTTGTGGCGCGGAGCTTGGGCTTCTGGCACAGCATATGAAAGGGACGACGTTGTTTATAGTAACGGGTCTGTATGGATTTGCAAGCAAACACATGCAGCGTCAATTTCAGGTGAAGGACTTAATCGTCTAGCACCAGCAAAAAGACTTAGACAAAGTGCTTACGGAGCAATTTTTGATCCGCAACAGCCAACAGTAATTTATCATGTGATAAAGTCGGGTGGTAAGTTCTTTTTAAATGGCAGATTAAATCCTAGCATTGCACTACAAAAAGGTCATAAATATCGATTTTATGTTAGTGCAACAACAATGGCCAGTGTTAACTTTAGATTTGCAACTAGTCTTGACGGCACAACTTATACCACTGGAGTAACAACTAGTGGAACACCTGGACAAAACGGTGCATACGTTGAAATTACAGTGCCAATTGATGCTCCAAACACACTATACTATAAACAAGATGGCACAGCAGGCATAGCTGATACTGCTACCATTACAATCTCTCCTATTTGGCAAGGTTGGCAATATTGGGAAGAAATCAGCAGCGGCATGAAATTTGCTGGTGTATGGTCTAACTCCACACAATATTACAGAAACGATGTAGTTGTATGGGACGGATCAATGTACATTGCAGATGCTGACAGCAGTGGAGAAATTCCTGATACAGTACAAAACAATCGAGCAGCATTTATTGATTGGACTGGACAACAAAGTACACAACGTAACAATCACGTATGGAGATTACTAGCTGGTAATCAAGTTAAACGTAGATCAGACAACGCCATGTGGTTACCAAATCAAGGACCAATTAACTGGCCTTATTTGCATAATGATGACTTGTCCGCAACTGCATATAGAAAAACATTTTATATTTCTTCAACAGGAAGAGTATACGGCTTAGGCATGGGAACCAGTAACAACAACGGATATTATACAAGTCAAGGCGGCTTCATCAGCTACTTCACAGAAGTGAACTTTCAGTGGTATGACTGGTACAAGTCACTGGACGCAGTCAACAGCGACGGCGGTACAGGACCACGTATGGAAGCAGACTTTAATCCAGCAAACGGATATAATAGACTGTACAACCGTTCAGGAGAACCGCCAAAGTGTATTCAAATTGAACAAAATCATGACTCTACATTTTTCTTGTTTGACAACGGAGAATTATGGGGCATTGGTTACAACGGCCAAGGTAACAGAGGTAACGGATTTACATCGGGTAGTACAAGACCACAACGTGTTATGAACTTGAACGATCGAAAAATTATCAAAGTCTCCATGTCAAAAGGCAAGGAAAATTCAACACATCATTGTATGGCTTTGGATAGTGAAGGTGATGTATGGACTTGGGGTTATAACGGTTACGGACAATTGGGACGTGGTACAACCACCAACGGTTACAGCCCACGTAGAATACCAAGAGAATATTTTGGTGGTGAAGAAATTATTGACATACTAGCAACTGGTATGCAATACGGTTCTAGCTACGTTAGAACAAAAAGCAACAACTTTTATTCATGGGGTTACAATGGGTACGGTCAATTAGGTATTGGCGACTCTACTGATCGTTATAAACCAACAAAGATTTTAGCATTCAATCCAGTGACAGCTGGCGGCGTATTGAAGTTTGCTGCTAGCGGACAAAGTACACTGTCGTTCCACGTATTAGATGGTAATGGATATATGTGGCATGCCGGCTATAACGCACACGGGACTGCATTAAATGCCAGTACAACCAATAATACTACATTGGCAAGAAGTGTTACGGCCCCAACTGCTGGCACTACAGTTAACTTTTGGGCAGATTCTCCGGGATCAAGTGATAGTTACAATATGATTTATATGCGCACTACTAACGGTAATACATATTTTGCAGGTTATAACGCAGCTTATTATTTCTCAGGTATTGGCAATCAAACAAGCCCACAAACAAGCCCAGTACTAGTTCCTAATGCTACCAATTTGAAAAAGGTATTTTTGCGAGCTTCGCACAGCAATCGAATCACAGCTTTTGCAATATCTGATAGAGGTGAACTATGGTGTAATGGTTACAGTAACTATAGTAGACATGGCAACGAGTACGGTAGTAATTCGACACAACAAGACGGTACCAATTACTATTGGTTTAGAATGGCAATCCCAGCTGGTACAAAGGTAATTGACGCAATAATTCACGACGCAGATTCAACTACTAACTATTACGGAACCAATAACTATTGGTTGTGTGATAACGGTACAATTTATGGAAACGGATTTGCTGGAGTATATCAAGAGCAAAACAGTTTCTTGATGGGTAATCAAAGAAATACTTGGCAAAGTCCAGGTAACATACTATATCCAATGCAAATATCCCGTGGATATTCAAATTAATTTAACAGGAGTCTAACATGACATATAAAATTTTTAGTTTCGTAGAAAAAGCAGAAGTAACAAACCCCGAGTTTGTAAAAGAAGATAACACACGTCTTGATGACGTTGTACAATTGGGAACACCCGACGGAGTTACACATTACTTTAGTATTGACACGTCAAACGTCACAATTGATGCAGATCCCTCATCAGAAGCAAAGACATATGATTTTAGTAAAGAAGCAGATGTTGCAGCAATTAAATCAGTTGTTAACAAATTGATCACAGTGACAAACAAAATAGATGCGATTGAAAAGAAAGCAATTTCAAACCACACATTGTATAGCGTTGCGTTGGCATTAGCTAATGAAAATGCAGAATTTGTTGCAACATTGGCAGCAGCAGAAGCTGAGAAAGACGCAATGCTACAAGGATTAGGTCTGCCTGGCACAAGCATTTTAGCATAATAAGGACAATAAAATGAGTTCTATAGATATTACAAAATTACGAAATAGATGGTTGGGCATTTGGAGCCCAAGCACTCAATACGTGACTAATGATGTAGTTCAGTGGAGAGGATCTAGTTACGTTTGTATCAGAGATCTTCCAGCAGAACAGATCATTGTTGCAGACACTGGCGTTAGCACAAACATGTATCAGTCTATCCCACCAACACTGACGTTTAGATCTATAGATCCTACGGATACAACTTATTGGGTAGATATGGCTCCTGGTATGTCATTTAGACGTACATGGGCTCCAAGAACCACATACACCACTGGTGATATTGTTGAGCTTGGTGGAGATTTATATATTTGTATCTTAGGCGGAATTAGAAATACTTACGTCTTAGACACTAGGTATTGGACAAAGATTTTTGAAGGCGCTGACCGTGACCAACGCTACACAACAGCAGATTTCATGAATCAACAACCATTGGGTTGGACACGCAATATGGGTGATGTAGGCTTTCAAGGTGGCAATGCTGGCTGGTGCCACGGATTTATATCCCACCAAGGCAACTGCTATATTGGCGGTTATCTACAGCAAGGCACTGGTACTGGTCAAAATATGGTCAATACATATGGTCATTCAGGTTGGAAAACACCGTGTTTTAGTTTTGTTGACTGGTTGTTGAGTACAGATAACGGCGGCAGCGGCACATTTACTACACCTGACGGCCTTGGTCCAAGAGTTATCCAATGGGTCCACAATGGCTCCAGCACCAACAACTACGGTAATAGTTTGTGGGTTATGAACAACGGAGAGTTATATTCTTCTGGATATAATGCTCAAGGACAATTGGGTGTTGCAACCAGCGACACAACAACTCGCAACTGGCCAGTTCGTGTTACTAACTCATCTTTAACTGATTGGTGGGGGAATACAATTCCTAAAAGTTTTAATGATACAAAAATTATTAAAGCTGCACAGTCAAGTCAAGGTTTGTATGATACTGATGCTAACTCATGCTTTGCATTGGGCGATGACGGAAGTCTTTGGGCATGGGGTTATAATGCATATGGACAATTAGGATTAGGTCCTAACCAAGCAGCAACCAACAGTATTGGTACTGGAGAAACTAACCAAACACAACCACAACGTATTCCACAAAGTTTCTTTGATCATAAGAAAATTGTTGACATATATTCACGCGGCGGAAACTATGCTTGGAACTTTGCAGTAGACGAAGACGGTTATTTATGGGGGTGGGGAGTTGATATGCGCGGCGCATTAGGACTTGCAGATCGTCATGCCAGCGTAGTGGCCAGTGCTTTGAATAGACAGTACACTCCAGTGCGTATTGGCATTGATTGGAGCAAGCACGGCGGTATTAAGAAAATTCTCATGGGCGGACAACAAGCTGGTACATATCAGTGGGCATTTATCTTAGACGGTAACGGCTACTTGTGGACTTCAGGCGAGTACGTTAACAACGGACAAAACAGACTGTACAACATGTCCAACTATACCACCAGTGAACGTAGTGCTAAATTTACCCGTATGGATAAAAACTGGTATAGCGAGCACAGTATTGAAAACTTCTGGGTTGTTGGATCTGATGACTGGAACATTATCATTAGAGAAAAAGGCACTGGATTAACCTACATTTGGGGCGCCAACGAGTTTGGTCATTTAGGAAGTTCAGCAAATCATCGTTATAGCGGCTCAGGGTATACAATGATGCCAACAGCAGTTCGTGGAGTTCGTTATGTTAAAGATGCAACGCCAACACACTGCGGCAACACTGGAGCAACCACATTTTTAGTTGTAACTGATGACGGTGAAGTTTGGGGCATGGGAGATAATGGCTATGGCAGTTTAGCGTGGGGAAGTGCCGGCGATGATAGTCCGTGGAACACTGAAACAGAAGACAACGGATCTAATAACTACTGGCGCAGAGCATTGCTACCACCAGGCACAACAATTAGTGGTGTATACGGTTTCGGTCACTCTGGCTATGACGGTTCAATGTTTATAACTGACACTGGTGGGTATATGCTAGCAGGGTTTGACGGTACTGATGGCTATCACTCAATTCAAGGGCACATTAATACGACTGCATATAGAGACACCGCTGGTAACAGTGGAGCCAATCATTGGTACACAATGCACAGTTACCCAGGTTAATTTAAAAGGTCAAAATGGCAACTAATCTATCATGGTTACCTGGACTAATAACGCAAGATGAAGGATCAGTTAAGTTTCTTAATGGTACTAATCTTGCGTTTACAGGAATTGAAACATTAATAGTAGACGGCCCCGTTACGAATGCGCTACATGAATTTAACACTGATACTTTTGGTTCAGCACACTATGTAATACATGCGGAATGTGGAAGTGATCAGCGTGAGACATTAAATGTTTCAGTTGTTGCAAAATTAGGCAAAGCTTCTATAACAGTATACGGTAGAATTAATACTGGAGTTAACTTAATAGATGTACAGGCTGATATTACAGATAGTATATTAGTATTGTATGCAACACCAGCAGTTGTTGGCTTGCAAGATATCAAAGTAACTGCATTTGCAACACTGGCTGAAGTAATTGTTGATTCATCATCCAAAGCAACTGTTTATTATTTTACAAAAGTAAACGGAACTCCTGCATTTACGATCAATACAGGTCCTTATTCCTCAGACGATGTTAAACCAGCACTGACTTTTTACAAAGGACTAACTTATAGATTTGATCAATCATACGGAACTAATGATTTACATCCGTTAGTCATTGGCACAACTGCTGATGATGTAAACAGCATTTATGTTCCTGGAATAAGTTACTATTTGGATAACAAAAAAGTAGCCAGAGCAGACTATATTAATCCAGCATTATTTTTAGCAGCAACCAGTAGATACATAGAAATTTCAGTTGCTGATACTTATCCAGCAGCATTGTATTATTTTAGTTCAGTAACTGCTGGACTGGGTAACGCAATTGTAGTAACAACATTGAGCGACGCTGGAAGCACTGGTGGTTCTGGCAGCGGTGGAACTGGCGGTGGCGGTGGAACAACCAGTGGAGCAGCAACGGATTTAAGTAACTTAGAACCAACTGCAATTAATGCTTCATTACTACCTGGTGTTACCAGTAGTATTGATTTGGGCAGTGCAAGTAAAAGATGGAAGGACTTATATTTAAGTGGCAACTCACTTATTTTAGGTGATGCTGTAATTACGGCAACTGGTTCAGCAGTTAATTTACCAGCTGGATCAACAGTTAACGGAACAGTAATTGGTACTGGTGGCGGCGGCAGCGGGGGTGCAAGCGCACTTGCTGATTTAACAGATGTAACTATTACATCGCCCACTAATGGTCAAGTATTAAAATACAATGGAGTCAACTGGTACAACGGTGCTGATGAGTCAGGCACTGGCGGCGGCTCAAGCAGCAACAGTTTTAGCACTATTGAAATTGCTGGCCAAAGCGCAGTTGTTGCTGACTCTTCAGCTGACACGCTAACGCTGGTAGCTGGTCCAAATATTACTTTATCAACTAATGCTAGCGGCGATGCAATTACAATCAGTGCCAGCAGTAGCGGAGGCGGTGGTGCCAGTGGTGTAAGTGCTGGTGTAGGCAATAGACTAGCATATTATCCAACTACTGGATCAGTCGTTGCGGATACTGGTGCTGGACTTTCTTGGAACGGTGAGTTTTTACAAATATTAGGCACACTATATGCCACTGGAGCAAAAAGTTATCTCCGTGCCAATTGGGCATCACTTAACGATTTGAATATTGAAGCCCCGGCCAACACATGGCGCGGCATGGTGGCATATGCTCAAGACACAGGCAAATTGTATTATGCTCATTCTGGTGTTTGGAATCGATTAGCAAACTTTGCAGATATTCCCACAAGTGCAAACGCATTTGGAACCATACAAATTGATGGACAAGATAACGTAGTAGCAGATACTACATCAGATACTATTACATTTATTGCTGGTGTTGGCATGACCATCACAACCAACGCTACCAATGACACAATTACGTTTGCATCAAGCGGTGGTGGTGGTGGTGGTGGCATTACTACAGAAGATGCCCAAGATGCTTCAGCATCAATGTTTACCGGCGGAACACATACTGGTATTACTTTTAGTTACAACGACAATAATAACACAATCAATGCAACAGTTAATGCACAAGCTGGTATATACACCGATGAACAAGCACAAGATGCTGCGGCATTAATATTAACTACTGGAACACATTCTGGTATTTCGTTTACATATAACGATTTGGCTAACACACTAAGTGCCACAGTTACATACCCAACAATGTACAGTGACGAAAACGCACAAGATGCAGTGGCCCCAATGTTTGTTAGCGGATCGCATACTGGTATTTCTTATGCGTATGCTGATGCTAGTAACGTTATCAATGCAACTGTATCATCAGAATATATTCAAGATCAAGCTGCTGCATTATTCACAGCCGGCACACACTCAAATATTAGCTTTAACTATAATGATGCCAGCAATAGAATTGATGCCAGTGTATCATTACCAGCAGCATACACTGATGAAAGTGCTGTAGATGCAGTGGGCGCGGCACTTACAAGTGGAACACACTCTGGAATTTCATTCACTTACAGTTCAACACAAGATGCTGCTAACAGAATTGATGCTACTGTTTCTTATGCCAATGTAGTATTAACTGGCACAACAACACTACAACAATCAACTAGGGTATTAAATAATAAAACTGGCAGTGCTGGAGTTAGTACTTTTACTGTGACAAATTCTGGTTCATCCGCATATTTAATAAACGGCGATAGTAATCCCACACTGAATTTAGTAAGAGGAGTTACTTATACCTTTAACGTTAATGCTGCTAATCATCCTTTCTGGATCAAAACTGCGCAAGTTACCGGTACTAGTAGTGCTTATTCAACAGGCGTGACCAACAATGGAGATGATGTTGGTACCATTACTTTTGCAGTGCCTCTAGATGCACCAAGTACCTTGTACTATATTTGCCAATATCATAGTGGCATGGTTGGTACGATATCTATAAGTAATGCTCCCGTAGTTGTACACGACTTTGCAACGGGTAACGAGTTTTATCATAGTGGCATGTTGTCTAATTTTACAGCTAACTTTACCAACGTTCCAACAACAGGTGACCGAATCACTACAATCACAATATCCTTGCTTCAAGGAGCATCACCGTACGGAATTACAGCAATTCAAATTAATGGAAATGCGCAGACCTTACGTTGGAAGGACAACACAGTTCCAACATACGGCGCATTGAATAGTGTTGACGTTGCAACATTCACATTGTTTAGAACGGGAGCATCTTGGATAGCAATTGGCGACGTTGTAGGCTACTAATTATGCTACTTTTAAAAAGTGGTAAATAAGTAATAATGAGAAAATAACGTCATGACCGTAGCTATACTTAAACAATTCAAGTCAGAAAGTGGTTTTATAACAGGCCCAGAAAGTAATTTTGGGGCTATTACAGCCACTCAACTTGACGTGGATAACATTAGAATTAATGCTAATTCTATCACAGCAACAAATGCCAGCGGTAATATTAATCTCGTAACAACTGGCACAGGCTCAGTTGTAATAGATAAACTAGCGGTCAACACAGTAAATGCATTTTCAATTGTTGGCACGTTAACAGGTAACGTTCTTGGAAATGTAACTGGTACCTTGACTGGAAATGTGACCGGCAATGTTACTGGTAATATCATAAGTATTGGCGCAAGCGCATTCACAAACGTACAAATAACTGGCGGATCAATAAACGCAGTACCAGTCGGACAAACAACAGCATCAGCTGGTAGATTTACCAGCCTAATCTCAACAACTGGCATAACTGGCTCAATTGGAGCTACCACTAAAAATACTGGTCAGTTTACATTTTTACAAGCCGATAATGCAATCTCAGCACTTTCTGTCTTAGAAAGCAACAGCACAACGTCTGGAGCACTAGTCGTTTCTGGTGGTGTAGGCATTGCAAAAAATGTAAATATTGGTGGAGCGTTAACAGTTAGTGAAACAGTGACCGCGGCTGAGCCAACTGTAAACTCGCATTTATCAACAAAATTTTATGTTGATAAAAAAGCTACAGTAAGTTTAGCATTCGCAGTAGCATTTGGACTATAAACAGGAATAATAATGGCAAAGAAAAGAATACAAAATTACGTTTTTACCCCAGGGGTATCTGGGTTAAGTAATGCGTTTCCAAATGCATACTCGTTAATTAACTCTAATACTGATTTTATCATTGATGAAACAATAGAGTTTATAAACGCACAGGTTATTACAGACACCGCAGTAAATTTACTCCCAAACGCAGTTGCACTATTAACAGCAAATAAAGAATTCTTAAAAGAAGAACTAGTTGCTTGGATTGCCGAGCAAGTTGCAACGAATCAGCCAGGATTTGCAGGATATATCTACGATTCCGCAAAATGTAAACGTGATGTTGGATATGTAATTGACAGCTATATTTACGATTTACGTTACGGCGGAAACGAACGAACTCGAGCAGTAGCATCTGTTTATTGGGTTGGATCAACTCCACAAATTGATGGAGACCGTTTAGCAGAAATTTACGGCCATGCAAAGCTAGCACTTATAATTAAAGATTATGTTTTTACAAAAACAGTATATCCTACAGCACAGGCAATTGCGACTCAAGTAACATCAGGAACTGCTGGTGAAGCTGGCGCCGCTGCTAGAATTACAACATTATCAACCATTGTAACATCAGTGATACAAAACGGGTTATCTAGTGTGCCTGCAATCAGTTATGGCACAACATTTGCCAACTATGTATATAACGAAACATTTATTCGAAGAGACATTGATGTTTTAATTCCTTCAGTTTTATGGGATTTGCGTTACACAGGCAATAGAAATAGTAAAGAAGCAGCAGAGTTCCATTTTTGGCTTAACGGAATTCCGCAAATTAACGGTAATAGAACTCCTGAAGTTGCCATATATAATTTTATTAAGAATATAACTAATAATTATATTATTAGAAACTTGCCATATGCAAGTTTGCAAACTCCAATTGTTACCACACAAACTATCAATTCTGCATTAGTATTTGAAACTGGTGCAGATACCGCTCTTGGTGCATTATTTGATGCAATTACCACAATAATTTTAGATGGTCCATCCGCAGGCCCAGCATTGGTAAATGGTGTTGGAACAATTAACATTGGCGGAAAATGGACTCGTGACCAGTTACTATTGATCACAAACGTTACAGATAATATAATCCTTTACAACTTTGCAGACCCAACTGCGGGTGTAACGCTAACTGAGCGTGCTCCAACTGATCCAGACGAAGATACAGAAATTGAATATGGTACGACTCGTATCACATTGAGTGTTGACACTCAAACTATGTCAGCGAATGATTCATTACAAATTTTCGTTGAAGACTTTCAAGAATTAAGAACCAGACCATACGACTTTGGCACAGACGCCATTGAACGTAACAGAATGTCTCAAGCACAATCCATGCTTGACGCTGACTTTGAATACGGCCTACAGCCTACTAAGTGGCAAGCGTTATCATTGGCAAGGTCATATCCTAGTGTGTTTGAGATCCCAGGCACTGATACTACTGTAACATTGGTAACAACTGATGCTTCAAGCGGCACAGGCGGTACTGGTCAATCTTTGATCACAGTAACAACAAGCGGCGCACACGGATTGCAAAACGGCGCTCCTTTTATTATTAGAGCATTGTCCACAGCAGTCACTGGTTTTTCAAGAGCAGAAGGTGTGTTTTTAGTCAACTCAACACCAAGTTCTACACAATTTACGTATTTTGCCAAAGCAAAAGTAGGTACTCTTCCTGCAACCGAGTTGCAAGAGTCATATACATTATTGCGCAGAGGTGGATTATACACTGGTGCTGACGTTGGTACACCTACATTTTCTGTTTTTAGCCAAGGTAGTTCAGGAACATTTTTCCCAGCATTAAACGTAGCTACTGGTTCAACAATAATTCCGTATACTGGGTCAATACCAACCAATAACGCTCCAGTTTCCTCTTCAGGCGCTATATTAACTGGCTCAGTGATTACCTCAGTAATTGGAACAGGATCGTCAGGATCAACTGTTTATACTGCATTATCAGGAATTAACGTTTCAGGTCTTGGAGTTGATGCTGTATTTACAGTTACTCGAACCGCAGCAGTATATGCTGTCACAGTAACAACTGCTGGAACAGGATATGCAATTAACGATCAAATCAGTATTCCTGGTACAGATTTAGATGGAACAAGTCCTAGCAATGATTGTTTGATTACGGTTGCCACAGTAGACACTGCTGGCGAAATTCTAACAGTAACTTCTTCTGGAGATGGTATTGCCTCAGGAGTTGCTGTTACACAAACTCTTTCAGATACATCACCAGTTGGATCCTCTGTTTTAGAATTTACTGATACAACAGGAATTCAAGTAGGTCTAGCAATTGATCGTGGAGATGGCACAAGCACTGCTGTCACTAACATTGAAGGTACTACAGTAACGTTGTCAAATCCTTTGACATCGGCATTAATAGGCGATGCCGCAGAATTTAGCAACATTGCACCAACAAGCATTATTGGAACTGGCACCGGAGTTAGGTTTGATGTCACAAGAACTGGGACACTGTATTCACCAACAGTAACATCAGGTCAACTAGGAACTGGTTACTTGGTAGGGGATACATTAACTATAGCTGGAACAGCACTCGGTGGGCTAGTATTAGTAAATGACCTAATTATCACAGTTACAACTATTGGTGTTGGTGGAACAGTTACGGGTATAACTAGTTCAGGCATTGGCGCTGATCAACAACTTTACTCAAGCAGAGCAACAACTCGTGTTACTGGTTTAGGAACCAGTGCAGTATTTTCAGTAACAAGGGTGGGGGTTAGTTATACAGCAGTCACCCCAACTACAGCTGGATCAGGATATGTTGTTGGTGACTTATTTGAAATTCTAGGCACTGATCTAGGCGGCACTACACCAGCTAACGATTTGTCGTTAACGGTAGACGCAGTCAACGGATCTGGCGGAATTACTTCAGTAACATTTTCAGGTATAGCAGATCCTGGAACAGCAACATATGCTACTCCAGCAACTGACCCAACAGCTTTCCCAGCACTAGTTGGCACCGGCGCAACTTTTTCAGTAACGTCGGCTGGAACTGTTTATACACCGTCTATTTTAAATAGTGGTGACGCAACAAGAACTGCTAGAATTATTACAGGAACTGGCAGCGCACAAACAACGGCAACACAAACAAGATTTGGATCAGGTAGTTTGCGTATTCCAAACTCAGTGTCACCGGCAACTGCTACTTCTTACGCAACTATTACAAGCAACACGGGCTTAGAATTTGGCACTGGAGATTTTACTATTGATTTTTGGTTCAGAACAGACTCAATTGGCACTAATCAAACGCTGGTTGATATGAGAAATACTTCATCTGACAGTGCAGTAGTTTTAGGATTTAACTCGTCAAATAATGTATATCTATTTGTTAACGGGACAACTAGAATCACTGGTACAGACAGCGTGGCTGCAGAAACATGGCATCACTTAGAACTATCAAGGTCAAGCGGCTTTACTGAACTATTCTTAGACGGACAAAGTCAAGGTACTTGGACTGACAGCACTACTTATGCTCTTCGACCAGCGATTATTGGTGCAGACTACCTAGGTGCTGGAGACGGATTTCTTGGATTCATTGATGAATTTAGAATATCTAAAGGCATTGCAAGACATACAGCAGGATTTACTGTAGCAACATCACCATATACAAATGATTCAAATACCACTGCACTATTACATTTTAATGAATCAACTGGATCAGCAGTATTTACTGATGATATTGGTGGTTATTCTTCAGGTAACCAATTTGTTATTCGTGGAACTGAATTAGGCGGCGCAACCCCAGCTAATGATTTAACAATTACTGTTCTAACGGTAACTGCTGATAAGAAAATAGCCACTATTTCTGGCGCTGGCACTGCACTAGATGACGACATTTATACTACATTGGCTGGAACACTATTGACTGGAAACGGAAGTGGCTTAACTCTTAATGTAAGTACTTCAGGAACTGTTTATTCAAACGTAACAACAGGCGCTATTGGATCTGGGTATGTTGCTGGCGATAAAGTTAAAGTTGTAGGAACATTACTTGGCGGCACTGCGCCAGCGAATGACGTAACAGTACAAATTGTAACTGTCGACGGCACCGGCGCTGTTGGTATTTTTACTGTATTATCAGGGACAGCAAGCGCAAGTTCAGCATCATACAGCTCATTAGTACCAACTAACACAGTAACAAAGGGATCTGGTTTAACAGTAACTATTGGTAAAGCAAGCGGATCTTATACATTTAATTCAGTAGGAAGTGGCGGTGACAACTATGTTGTTGGAAATAGATTAAAAGTATTAGGAAATGTTTTAGCTGGCGCTATTGTAACGCACGATTTAATATTAACAGTTACAGAAATTGACACAAGTGGATCAGTAGTTGATGCTACAGTCACTGGTACAAGCGCAGGCGGACAAGCAATAGATTTCTATTCAACAGTTATTATTTCAGAACCAACAATAGCAGTGTTGAACACAATAACACCTGTAACATTTGCAGCTATTGCGGTAATTCAAGTTACGTTTCTTTCTAATCACGGTCTAGTTCCTGGAGCTGGTATTTTAGTTAATATTACCTCAGCAGCTTTGAATCAAAATTTGGCTGCTGGACCGTTCTTCGTTGAGCAAGTACCAACCCCAACTGTTATTAGATATACTGCAAGAGCTGAAGGAAATATCAACGTTGGCGGCCTCACTGGTATTATATATACACGAACAGACACATTCTTTTCTCATAGACCGTATGACGGTGGCGTTCAATTAGGAACAGGAGGACCGCAACACGGTGCTCAAGCAATACGTATGAGTAAGAACTATATTCGTTACCAGTCAGGTAAGGGACTAATGTATACTACTGGCGCATTATTTGCTCCTAGTTATGACCTATTATTAGCAACTTCAACAGGATTGAATGTTGGAAGCATCATTACATTCACAACTGACGACGTCGATCACGGATTACAAGTTGGTGCCGATGTTAAAATTATTGGTGTTGAAACTAGCGGATATAATAACGAGTATGTTGTATCTTCCATTATAAGCGAACGTATATTTACAGTTGTTGCAACTCAACAACTAGGTGCAACTACAGCAACGCTGACAAGTCAAGCACAAATTTCATTGTATAGATGGAATGGCGCAACTGTACGTGCTGGATGTTTTGACGATCAAAACGGCATGTTCTGGCAATACAACGGACAAAGATTGGCTGTTACTGTGAGATCATCAACGTTCCAAGTTGCTGGCAGCGTGACAGCAACACCAAACAGCAATGCATTAATTGGCATTAACACTAGATTTAGAGATCAGTTAAAAGCTGGTGACAAGATTGTTATTAAAGGCATGACACACACAGTAACCAGTGTGCCAAGTCAAACATCATTGTTTATGAATCCTGACTATCGTGGTGCAAACGTTGGTACTAAAATAAAATTATGTCGTGTACAAGATAGATTCTTTTATCAAGAAGACTGGAATAGAGATTCAGCAGACGGAACAGGACCAAGCGGATACCACATTGACATCACAAAGATGCAGATGATTGGTATTCAATACACTTGGTATGGTGCTGGTTTTATTGATTACATGCTACGTGGACGTGAAGGCAATTTCTTATTCGTACATCGAGTACGTAACAACAACGTTAACACAGAAGCATTTATGAGATCTGCCAACTTACCAGTGCGTTACGAAGTTGTTAACGACGGTGCATTGGCAATGTTGACAGCTGATATGACTACAACATCAACATCAATTCCTTTAGATGATACAGACGACTTCCCCGATACTGGAACTGTGTATATTGATAATGAAATGATATCGTATACATCTAAGACAGCTACGTCATTAGGGGGTCTAACTCGGTCAGCCCCGCTAAGTAATTTCTCAGCAGGAGCTACCAGAACTTACACAGCTGGCGATGCTGCCGCCCACTCAATTAGAACTGGTGTTATATTCATAAGCAATAAAACAAGTCCAGTTATTAGTCACTGGGGTAGTGCTTACTTAACAGACGGTGGATTTGACACTGACCGTGGTTATTTGTTCAACTATCAAGCTACTTCTTTTATTGCAACCACAGCACGTAAAACAGCATTCTTAATTAGATTGGCTCCCAGTGTGTCTAACGCTATTGTTGGAGACTTGGGTGATAGAGAACTAATTAACAGAGCGCAGTTGCTACTACAAGGTATTGAAGTTACTGCGGGCACAGGTAGTGCTTCTGGTATCGTTCTTGAGGGGGTACTAAACCCAAGCAACTATCCAGTTAATCCAACACTAATTGACTGGCGCTCTTTACAAAATCCGTCAGCTGGAGGTCAACCATCGTTTGCACAAGTGGCTTTGGGAACTTCTGTAACATGGAATAACTTGTTTACTGTGTCATTTGATGCCACAACAAGGACATATGGTGTTGGTAACGGATTCTACTATGCAGAATTCCTTGCAACAGAGGTTGCTAACGTACGAGTTGGTATGGTAGTAACATCTCCGACTGCTGGGGTTCAAGCAGTTATTCCAGGCGGTACAACAGTTTCTTACATCAGCGGCCTATTTAATAGAAGCGGTACAAACTATGTAACAATTTATTTTAACAAGAACTTTACTGGAAACATACCAGTTAGCTCATCATTCTCTTTCAGTTCAATTGCTGAGTATGCTGCTCCTGGAGAAACTATTTTCTCTTTCGTTGGATTGCCAAACAATCAAACAGCGTTGAGCTTGGGACAGTTGAAAGAAATTACCAATACTGCTATTGGTGGTAGAGGTGTATATCCCAATGGTCCAGACGTATTGGCCATTAACTGTTACTTGACTGGTGGTAATCAGCAAGAAGTTTCAATTGTGTTGCGTTGGTCAGAAGCTCAGGCGTAATACGCAACCACAAAAAAACGCTGCTTAGGCAGCGTTTTTTAATGACTGAAATTTACATTAAATCAATTACATCAAAAACAGTTTGTAGTTTGGTACGCATGGTTTTGTTGCCAAAACTACTACGCAATGCTTGGTGTAAGGGTTTGGGAGATCCATCAATGGAACTCCAACACCACCCTTCGTGTTCATCACTTAATGTTGGTATGAATTCTTCTTCTACTACGCACAGATACGTGTGAAAATTAAAGACACTGTCGTTGCTAACAAATGTTTCTAACGGCATTGTTTTAATTATAGAGGGAGGCTCGCCAATTTCTTCTTGGATTTCACGTTGGAGACCTTGCCAAGCACTTTCACCTTGGTCGTTTGTCCCACCAACCAAGCCCCATGTGCCTGCATGTTTTCCATGAGATTTTTGTAGTAATAAAATTCTACCTGTTTGTTTGGCATAAAATACTGCCCCGCTACAGACAATTTTATCTTTTATAGTTCTAGTCTCCATGTACCCCTCGCATATTCGCCTTCAAAGCTCTTGCCCCATTGGACTCCGTTCCATTTGTATTGAACGTTAGTATATATGTTAGTTAGGTATATGATCTGGTCATTTGTGGCACCAGCATCCATTACTACGCTCCACTTGTTGCCATCCCACTCAATGATGTCATTAGTGTTGGCAATAAAATCGCTGCCGTCAGCATTCTTCCAAGCATCAGGTCCGTCTTCATTCAAGTATAGTTCGTATGTGATTACATCATCGATTGCAACAGTTGTGTCCAAACGTAATACTAACATGTCAGCAATATTAGATCCAGTTGCACTGACTTCTAACCCATTTACAAATACTTTGAAATCAGTAATTTTATCATACTCTGTGTTAGTGTCCAATCTATTACTGCGATTTTCAGCAATCAATGTTTCTCTGATTCCGCCGCCAATGTTGTTAATAATCAAGTATCGTGTACCAACTGAAGGTGCATCTAATCCAGCACCTGGACCACTCTTTTCTGGATCAACAATCGCATCAAATGTTCCTGGACTGTTAGGCCTACTAGTTGACGCGATATCAGTGTTGGTTGGAAAAGTGTCTGGATCCCAACTAACAGTTAATATAGTTTCATCAAGCGGATTAAGCGCAGTAGTGCCGCTAACTTCAGTGGCGTTTTCTTGTATTAAGAACAATCTACTTACTCCTGGTCTAAATTGTCCAGGATATGGATCTAAAATAGTTCTCCAGTTTATACTGTTACCCATTTTAACACTAACATACAGCGAATTATTATTAGCATGAGTAACATTCTCGCTTGGATCTAAAATCCTAGCATTACCGCCGTGTACAGTTATGCCAAAGTTTTCAATACTGGTTTTTGCTTTGTCTAATATGTCGCTAAAGTTTGGACCTGCCTCAACAGTATCTACACCCAAACCATCAATATAACCATTACCGGCAGAAATTCCGCCTTTATAAACACCCATTACAATATTGGTAACAACGCCAAGTGTTTTAACTTTACTTGGTGGACTGATCCATATTGGCATGTCAAATGTTAATGAAGCAACATCAATATTACTTTCTGCACCAACTGGTACTTGTCTACTGCTAAATGTCATATTAGTCAAATTGACCACGCTTAAACTGGTCCAGTCTAAGTAATTGTCAGTTGTTTGTATTTCCAAACTAGGATTAAACAACATCATAATTTGTTCTAATATCTGCAACTTTTGTTCAGTACTTGTACTCCAAATATCTGCTTTAACTGTTAGTTTATATGGCGTCGGCATCAAACGTTCTACAGTATAGTTTTTACCCTGTGTGCTAGTATACGCACCGTCTTCAACGTCTCTTTCGCGAATGTGTACTTTGCCCACGTGAGTAGCATCTGCCAATCTTTCTCGGTCCATTTGTAAATCAGTAATATAAACAGCAATACGCGGAGCACTGTTAATCTTATTTTCACTGTTTTGACGATTAATGTTGGCAACTTGTCTATCGCTATCACCGTACATAACGGGCACTTGTTTAAGTGTGCCGTCACCATATTTTACTACAAAGTTGCTTAACAAACGAATTGTTTGTAACAAATAACGTCTTATCTGACCATCATAGAAAAATTGCATTATAAATCTGCCTTAGGTTTTAGAGCTTTACTCAATGCTTGACGCTCCACAATAACTTCGCCACCAATTTCTGCACTAGCAGTATTATTGATGAAACTAGTTTTAAGTGTTTGTTTAGTATCAGTGTTTGACATGGTCATACGTACTGCATCTTCAGTTTTTACCCAACGTGTTCCATCATACAGCACGTCCGTGTATAGCACTAGCATCTGTTCCACCATCTGCGTTGCCAACAAAACTTGCATCAATTGCCGTTTGATCCGCAGTTTGTAGCACTGGCTTACCAGTATTTGGATCAACAGCAAGAGTAAAGAATTGTTGTGTTTGATAACCACTTAACGGAGCATCTGCTTCAGCTTGTGCTAACAATGCATTATTAATTTCAATTTCTTTAGCATTGGTACTTAAAATATCTCTCAATGTTTGAGAAGATGGATCTCCGTTTGCGTCTGTTGCTGGCTTATCTAATATGTCAGCAAATTGTTGAGCATCCACTATCTTTTTAAGTTTAACTCTGTACAAATGCGGGTACCAAGTAATACTAAATCCTTCACTAGCGCGACTTACATCTTCAATGACAAAGTAGCGAGGTAGAGAAAGTGTATAATCATTAAGTGCAAAATCATCACGCAAGTGCGGTAATTCCAACACATCACCACTGATTGGTTTACGACCCACAGTTGAAATCCAGTCATTGATATGAACAGTCATAAAAACTGTATCGTTGTCTATAAACAATCCAAACTGGCTTAAATTAAAATCTAAATTCTGTACATTATAAATGCCTCGAACTTTATAAATGCTAGGGTCATATTTTCTATCCCTATTTTCCAGTAATAAAAGATCCTGAATATTGGTCTCTTTTAGTGCATCGTAATGTGGCTCAGCAGCAGTAGCGTTTTCTTCGCTGGTGTTGACACCTATGTATTTGTGGAGATATAAATCCGTACCACCAATTTGGAACATCTCCCCAATTTGGCGATCTATGAACTTATAATCGTTCCCTTTCTCTGGTTTATATAAACTTAGTCTTGGCATAGTAGTATATTTATCGGCAGCTAAATATACACGGAGATCTAATAATGTCAAAT